CATGGGCCAGCGTCTCGTCCTTCGCGACAAGGGAGGTGCATAGGCCCTACGGGGCCGCCCTGCCCTATCACATTCTACGGGGTCGCGCGCGCGCGCCCACGGTGGGCGGTGAAGAGGACACCACAAAAAACCTTTAAATAGTTGTTGACAGTATCGACACCACACAGTACAATACTCTCGTATCATGAAGATACACAAAAAAAAGAAGGACAACACCATGCACTCATTCACAATCAATGAAGCCATCGGGGAGATAACCCACGGACCTGCTCGCCTATCGGACGGACTCCCGTCCTATGTCGAATGGAACGGGGAAGTCTACGATACCCCACGACTTGAAACTCTCCAGTCATGGACTTGGGCATCAGTGGTCGAGACCCTCGACGGCTCAGGCATCGAGCCCGACGGCTGGACTTATGACGGATGCCCTTCCTGGCTCCTCGCTCTCAACATCGTATAAGGAAATACAATGCGAAAATCAATTACACTTTATAACGTAGAAGCCGAAATCTCAGACGCTGAGATTGAGGTAGAAGTAGAATGCGATAGCATCACCGTCTACAAAGACGCAAGCGGTGAGGCGGAAGTCACACTAACGGAGGATAGCTTCGACCAGTGTGATCTTGACGATATTAAATGGCTTCAAAATATAGTGGATAAAAAGCTCTTCGAGCTTTCGGAATCTGATTAGTCTGTCCTTGGGTGGGGGTCATGGTGGCCCTCACCCTAAACAGACACCACACAAAAAAGGACACAACACAATGCAATCTTTCGTTTATTATCAAGACCCCGGCCATGGCTGGATTCAAGTAGACACCCAGATACTTGAGGCTCTCGGCATAGATTCTAAGATATCCAGCTATTCATATATCAGCGGAACAACGGCATACCTCGAAGAGGATTGCGATGCTGGGCTATTCATTCGAGCATTTGAAGAGAAGCACGGGGCAAGGCCTGAGCTTGTCAGCCGATACAGTGAAAATATCTTTATCCGAGACCTGCCATCCTATGACATGAGGAACGTCTAACCCTGGCCCTTCGGGGCCTTCGGGCCCTATCATACTGGACCGGGTCGCGCGCGCGCGCCCCCTGGGCGGCACGAAATAAAAGAATAAAACCCCTTGACAGTCGGTGACGCTTCCGGCTACAATGACCACTCAACACCACACAAAAAAGGACACAACACAATGAAATATCTTTGCACCGCTACGAGCACAAACAAGAAGACAGGCAACGTCCCCACCATATGGATAGGCGAGACGCGCGAGGAATCGCTGCAATCCTGCCGGGATGTCGGCTGTCCACTGCTACACGAAAAGCACGGCGGCGAGGGCGGCAACGGCAAGCCGCTATGCTATGCCCAGCACGGCACGCCCTCATTCTCTCATGCTGCAATGGTCAAGGCTAACAAGCGCGGCAAGAACTACAGCCTACGCGGAGCGCTCGCCCATGCATCACGCGCGGCCAAGATGGTACGGCTGGGCGCACTCGGTGACCCTGCGGCACTATCCCCCATCGATGGCGCCTATATCCGCCAAGCGGTCAAGCGCGAGGGTCTCGCCCTTATCGGCTATACCCACGGCTGGGCACTTGACATGTCAAGCCGATGGAAAGGTCACATCATGGCATCGTGCGGAACGCTTGCTGAGGTAGACAAGGCGATAGCGGACGGCTGGCGGGCTACGGTTGTACTTCCTAAAGACCACACCGGGCGCACGTTCACCACACCGGACGGTCACACTGGCGTGGTATGTCCTGCGCAACTGCAGCCCGAGATTGTAACCTGCAATAGTTGCCGCATATGCGACGGCTCCAAGGCTGGCCCGGTTGTTGGCTTCATTGACCACAGCCCAGGGAGCAAGCGATGATGGCCCGAGCTTCCGAACTGCTATTGAATATCGTTTGTACACTGGCGTACATCGCCATGGTCTATATAATGCTGGGGGTTGCGCTACGGCTGATGTCGTAGCAACCTGGCGGCGGGGGTTCTTGTCCTTCCCCCGTCGCCTCAACCCCGCGCCCTATCATTCAACGCACGCGCGCGCGCTCTCCGGGTATGGTGACGCAGTGGAACCAGCTCGGCATCACCCACTCCAGGCAGGCGCTCGCTCTGGGGGCTCAGCCCTGTTGTCGGCGGCGACCACGACGCAGGATTTTGCGCACTCGCCGGGAGGCTGACGCACCCTCACTCTCCGCAGTTTTCGGGTTGACGAGGGACTGGAGCCGAACGTGCCTGTCGATATTGCGGGTTAAACCTATACTATGGGCGTGTTGCAGAAATGCGTTGTCCCAAACGGATGGACGGACATTTGCGAAGGCCGCACGAACCCATTTTCCACCGCAGGCAGAATAACGATTAATCCATGGCATTTGGTTTTGGGACAATACGTTATGTGTCAAACCGAGGAGGCCATTTAATGAGGCGAGGCGACGGACATTTTTCAGGCGGCAGGCCTTGGTTGCGTGCTCTTCGGTTGGTTCAGCGGACGACTGGTGTTGCGAGTCCCCAGGAGCGGGAGCAGTTCTTTGAGGATGTATCGGTTCATCTTGATGGTTCATTATTGAAGTCCGAGGTTCAGGCATGCGGTGTACGTCTGTACCTATTGTATCGCGAGATTGAGGAGAGTCTGGGCCGGGAGGGCGATTTAGGTAGTTTCGCATCATTAGTAGGCAGCAAAGAGCGTTGGGTGTTTAACTGGATGAAGGGCACAGCGGGTATCAAGAGGTATGCCTTAGACTTGCTGCATGGTTGGTCAACGATACTGAGCAAGCATTGGGAGTCTGAGGGCATTCGTCTGTACCTTCTATGTCATCCTACTGGAGTCATAGAGCCTATAGTGGACATAGACGACGAATAGGGCTCTGTCCCTACCTGTCCCCCTGTCCCCCCCTCCCCCCTATAAAGTACTTTGCGTACCTATTATTACACACATTATTATAATAACCCCATACTTATTTACCTATTAGACTACTAAGGTAGGGACAAGTAAGGACAGTAAAGTAAAGCAGGTAGAACCTACATTTTAGCCTGTCCCCCTGTAGGGCCAACTGTCCCACTACCCTGGACAAAACCATGACCAAGCAGAAAGTTATTGACATTATCCCCCCACTCAGCTACCCTTATATGGTCCGCAATGCCCACGCTAACCATGTCCAGCAATCACATGTCGGGTCAAAGATTATTAATGTAAGGTCAAACTATTTAATAAAACCTGTTGACACCCTCGACAACAAAGACTATATTTAGTGTTCACCACAACACTTAGAGAGAAACAACCCATGACTACTCAAGAGCTTGACCAGATAAAGAACGCGCTCCTCTGCTACCTGCTTGAGGCTGTAGAGGGAAACTTCCATCACTTGACTGAGGACGAGCGTGGCATCGTCGGCAGCCAGGAAACCTTTGATGTTCTCCTGCAATCTATCAACAGCGAAGGAGGTGAGTGATGCCACTCGCATACGTAAAACCAGAGGAAGCCTTTATGATTTGCACTGACCGTGAGAGCGGTGAGGTGCGCCCTGTGTACCACGTCTACAAAGACGAGAACATCGAGCTAAGGCTGACATGGTGGTACACCATAGACCTTGACGAATACTTGGGACACGAGTTCGACATCCGCAACCTGCCTAACTTTGCCGGGACTTCAAACCTGGGCTCAACGCAGGCTCGACTCAAGATGCATGCACGTCTGCTGCAAGAGGCGCTGGACAACAAGTTCGCATGGTTCGATGGCCTCCAGTTCGAGTGGGATGCAGAGCGGTATGAACTGTACCAACAGACCAACGACAAGATGGACCAACTGAGTGAGTCCATGAACCCAGTAGGAGCCAAGTGATGGCCACAATCAAACTCAAGTTCAACCTCACCGATGAGGACTTCGAAGCCATCATGGACATGGCTGACTACGGCATCAGCTATTGGGCCCGCTCTATGGAACCGGCACGCCGGGGCTACACCATCGTTGATAGCATGAAGACCAAGCTCGAAACTGGTGAGCGAGTCCACATCAAGAAGACAATCACCCGCGCCGCAACCGAGCGTGCGGTGGTTCAACTGTTCACCGAGCGCACGCTCAACAGCTACTACATGTCCGCAATCGACAACCTTGTACACAACCATTGCTGCGCTGATGTCGGTTCTGACATCGCAGACGCTATCACCCAACAAGCCTGCTTCGGCAGCGTCATCTACGGATGAGGAGAAACAACAACATGTCTGAAAAACAACACGCACTTCAAGATCTTGCTGACCACGAAAACCTGGACTCTCGTGCGCTCTATATTATTTCGCTGCTTACCAACGCTGGTCTACCATGCCGGACACACGACTCTCGTGAGTACCTGGAGAATCTGGCTGACGCTGTGTACCACCTTTGGAATCACCTGTGTCAACTGGACGATGAGAACCTCAAAGCCTGGGACATCGGCGTACACGAACTCGCATCTATCTATGGGGAAGCGTGTGGAGCACGGACCTTTCACAAAAAGAAAGAGGCCAAAGAGGACAAGGTGTTGCTCGCGCTGGGCGATATGATTGAGAACTTCGAGCGGTTCGTTGACCGTCCAGGCACTATAGTTGCTGGCTTCGACCGTGACCGTGAGATCCTTCGCCACGCCAAAGAAGTGTACGATGAGGCGGAGCGTTGGCCTACCACTGGGTCCGAAGAGTCCTTCTGTAAGCTCTCGTCAGAACAGATGCTGAGGGCTGGGTTCACCCCTACCTCTGCAACTCATGCTGAGTTCCAAGCCTTCCGAGACAAGTGCGACGAAGAGGACGAGGAGGCAATCGATGCTGCGGACTGAATGCTGTAATGCATACGATACCTACTGGGATGACCTGCACGTTTGCAGAGCATGTCACAAACCAAACCCAACGATGGTCGAGCAACAGGAGTGCCGACCACCACCTAACGAGAGCACTTCATCGAAGATCGTAAGGGCTCAGAACATTGCCACAAGGAACACGGACAGAATCTGACCGACCACCGTAGCCAAGGCAGGCTACAATATTACACCACAAAGGAGAAACATCATGAGCAGTACATACAAGGGCGACAGCCCTGGAAAGAAAATCACCAGGTGCAGGATGTGGCACCAGATGTTCTACTTCGCAAACTGGCTCAACATGAGCAACGATGGCATCCTTGTCCTTGCCGGTGACGGTGGCGACCTATCTGCTCTCGATGGTTGGGGTATCGACCACGATAAAATCACCGCAGTGGACATGTCGAAAGACAGCGTTGACAAGTGTAGGCAGAGGTTTCCAGGCATGAAGGTGATGCATGGACAACTTGGGTCGGTAGTAAAGAACCCAAACGTGCATTACAACATGGCACACGTAGACTTCTGCGGCGGCTTGACCATGCCAAATATCAACACGCTGGTCAATGTCATCAACAACGCAGACAAGAGCCAGCCATTGATTCTCTCAGTCACAATGCTGAAGGGCCGAGAGTATAAGCGGGCCAACGGTAAGGTGGTGTCCAAGCTGCCTCGCAACCTGCGAAAGATGTACGCAAAACAGTTCAGGTCTACTGGAAATGAGATTGCTGCACGCATGATGATGAACGGACCATTCGAGCCCCGCAAGCTCATCGACATTGGAGAGCAGTCTCTTCTAAGAGAGTGGCATGAAGCAAGGCGCAACGGGAAACATCGCACAGTTTCTGACATGGCTTTGCGTAACGCGGTAACGAAAGGCGGAAAGATTAGCTATCTCGGAACATGCGTGTCGAGGTTGGAGGTTCTGCGCGAATGCTTAATGTCAAGAATGATTCAAGAGGAAGCGGTTGAAGCCCTCAACTGTGGAAGGATTAGGGTTGGGGGAACCGTTCAAGACCTTGACGCTGCGATGGGAATACTTCAAGGCGGGCTCCTTGGATACCACAGCAGAAACGGAAACCAGCACGGCACACCGTTCGTCACAATGACATTCGTTGTTGCCCACGGGATTGTTCTTGACCTGCTGTGCAGAGAGCAGCCTGAGTACAAAGGATGTTCTTACTTTGAGTATGGCGCAAAAACCTATGGCTACTACCGGGCCATCACCGCATCGCAAGGAGAACTGGCGCTCAGGCCATACGCCGCAAGATATGCACAGCTTGTAGGGACAAAGGTTGCAGCCAAAGTCTTTGATATTCCCAGGGGCACAATGGCCGCATGGGTGGCACACCTTAAGATGGGCACATACGATGACGCCCTTAAGCAACTTGAGGGCCTGCACCTGACGCTCGCACCAAGAGAGGGCCTTAAGTACGAAGAGGCAAGAAAGAAGCTGCTTTCAGGGTGTGAACACTGGGGCTTAGACTTTGGGCCAGAGCCTGACGCGCTCAACCTCAGAGATGTCTACAGAGCCAACCGAGCAATCATGTCCGCGAACGGAAGGTCACCATTGAGCGAGTGGGAGGTAAACCCACATGAGCACGGCTTTTCAATTGTCACACCAATCTACTAAGGCAAATGAAATGAAGACAAAGGCAATGGATCTTACTGACGAAAGACTACACAGGAGAACAGTCCCATGGACTTCACTTGTGATGGATGGATATGACCCAAAGGAGGTGCTCTTAGAAGCACAACGACAAGGACTACACAAGCTCGCAAGAAGCGCAGAACATCGAATCAAAAACAAAGAAAGGAATCAACAATGACTAAGAAGAAAAACACACCTAAGATCAACCCAGAAAACGCTGACCAGTTGTGGCAAGCTCTGTTCGCAATCACCCACGCCGTAGAGCAGTTGGAGTTTGCTGTAGACGTTAACCAATACCGCAATCCAGAGATGGACCTGGGCGCCTGGGAGTTCGCAAGGCTGGCCCTGCAATCTGCGAACATGGACGCAGACATTCATTGACTATTAGATGTAGCCGTGTTAGGCTACGCCAACACCACAAGGAGGAACAATGGCAGACACAACAATGACAATGCTTAGAGAAGTCTATGACGACTCTGGTGAACTCATCAACGAGGTTGAGGTTCACATCAATGTCGTCTTTCTTGAAGAACAAAGACAGACATGGGACTCGCCCGGTAGCCCTGGAGAGATTAGTATTGGCGACTGTATTGATGATGATGGCAACAGGGTCGAACTTACCCCATGCGAAGAAGAATATGTATACAACAACCTTCACAAACACCTTCGAGAGTTGAAGGAAGATGCTGAGTACGAAAGCTATGAAGCTCGAAGGAAGGAGCGATAATGAGTGAATGGGTAGAAGACATCCCAACCTTGCAGCAGATGGATGTTGTGATCGGAACTCCTGTGAAGCTACTGGATGACAAAGCACCAGAAGGATTCCCAGTCCGAGACAACATGTGTCTGACTGTAAGACCATGGGGTGATGAGCACGAGAGTCATTGCATGATCATCGATGACAAGGGAACGAGCATTCCCTGCCAAATGGATGCTTTGGTCATTGACCTGGATCATCCTCTTGGATTCACTGCAGCAACGCACTGGGTCTATGGATTGATAGACGGTGGAGAACAGCCGCTGTTTGGTTTTGTTGAGCGCATTGCACGAGGCCTCCCGACAGAGGAAGACAAGCAATCGCTTGCCAAACTAATGAGAGAACTTGTACCCACTACCGTAATGGTAGAGGAATAAAAAAGAACACACTGGAGGTGTGACAATGGAAACTGCTGACAAGATTAAGAAGGCAGTTGGCGCATACAGCGTCTATCTGGCAGCTATGAACGACAACATCCTTACCGGTCGGTTTACCCAGAACGGCAAAGGATTGATGGACAGAGGAAACAAAGCAACCAAACACTCGATTGCTGATGTTCTGGTCTACATGGCTGCAGCCTATGGGAAGACTCTCACCTTTGAGGAAGTTGAGATGGGACTGATTGTTGCTGCCAACAACGGTTCAGAAGACACAGAGTCTGCTACCACAAAGAAGTCTGGTCCTGATCTGGACAACCTTGGCAGTGAGTATTCCGAGCTTCTTGATACTTTGCTGGACGAGGGATCTATTGGGATGGAGATCTCCAATCTGATCGATCGCTTCATGCTTCACAAGAATGCAACCGTTGGGTATCGCACACTCGAACAGGCTGTCGGTGTAGCTCTACGCAATCTGGGATGGGAGCGTCGTCGCCAGATGACTAATGGTGTTCGAGCCTATCGCTGGTATCCACCAAAGGATTGGTCGTTCAATACTACTGCAGAGCCTCCTGTTGAATCACAGGCTGAAGAAGAGTCCAACGACTTTGATGATGTGTTCGATGACATGGAGCAGTTCACGTCTGAGGAGCCAGAGGTTGTAAAGAGCCCAAGGAAGAAGCGAAAGGGAAGCGGAGTCAAGCCAGACGAAGAACTGTCTGCTCGTATCGTTAATGATGTAGACCTTCACAATGGAATCACATCATTCGAGCTTGCTATCAAATGCTATGACTTCATTGCAAATGACATCGAGATTCCTGAAACAGAGCAGGACATGTCTCACAAGGTCAAGCTATCGATTGGCGCAACCATGAAGGCGCTTGGATGGAAGAAGAAGACTAAGCGCATCGATGGCATCCCAGTGTCTGGCTGGTATCAAGACGTGCCCGTCGAGATTGTCGAGAACGACAAGGTAGAGACGGTGATTCGACGAAAGGTAAACCACGCCGAGGAAGTAGTCGAAGACTCTGAAGACGAGCCGAGCATCGCAGATGGCCTGCCCCGACTCAAGCAGCCAGAGCCAGATATCGACGATGATATCCCATGGTCGTATGCAGACGAGGGTGATGCTGGTGATGAAGGTGACGAAGAAACACAAGATGTAGTCTACGTCAAGCTTATCAATGATGATGGAACAGAAACCGTAGCTGAGCGAACAATCCTAATGAAGAACGCTGGTGTCTACCTTGTCCCAACAGACGGGGAGCCTGGGCACAGTATGCTTCAGTGGGATGCTGAAGAAGAGATTTGGTTTTGCAACGTTTCTCTGAATGAAGAGTAGACTAGTCCGTCCGCGCAGGGAGGCATGGCGTACAGATGCCTCACCACATTGACACCACAATGATTTTGCACTACATTTAGTGTTAGGAGAAACACCATGATTGAGTCAATCTGCGCGGTTGGCGGAGCGAAGTTCTTGCCTCCAGCCTCACCACACATCGATAAGATTAAAAGCAAGTTTCGATGCCCCAACCCTGAGTACCACCAAGCGATGGCTCTCAGAAACAAGGGCAAGTGGGTGCAGATTCCAGACCAACATGTGTATGCGTGCAAGACGATTCCACTGTGGCATAAGTGGGGCGGCGGGTTGATGATACCCAGGGGTGTCACACTTTCAGAAAGCCTACAGTACACATGGAAGACATCGTACCCAGAGCTTACCGATAGCAGCCACAGCCGACTAAAGATGGCGGAAGGGGTAAAGCTCAGGCCATACCAGCAAGAGGCCGTGGAAGAACTGGTGAAGGCGCAGGAGGGGTTGGTAATCGCACCATGTGGCGCAGGAAAGACAATGATAGGGCTTGGAGCCATGACGAAGTTCGCTACACGAACAATCGTATTGGTACACACCAATGACCTTGCCAAGCAGTGGGAAGATCGTATCAAGGCTCAGTTGACAACAAAGGACGGTGAAGCTCCACACGTCACTATCTGGGGCGGAGGAAAGAAAGACGACTCAGGGCAGATCGTAATCGCAATGATTCAATCCCTTGCCAAAGAACGATGGGATGAGTTGCATGACTGGGGAAAGCAGTTTGGAGTATGCATCGTTGATGAGGCTCACCACATTCCAGCAAACAGCTTCAGCCATGTGATGATGGCAATGCCAGCGACTGTGCGGATGGGGCTGACCGCAACACCAGACAGGCCTGACGGGCTCAGCAAGATACTGTACTGGCACTTCGGCAATGAGTTGGTTCGGATCACAACGAGGCAACTGATCGAAGAAGGTCGAGTGCTCGCACCAGAAGTGAGGTTTCAAATCACATCATGGTATCCAGAAGGCGACATGGATTGGCCAAAGCTGGTGAACAAGATGTGTGCAGACGAAGGCCGAAACAATCAGATCCTCGACCTTATCGATGGGTTTCTGGAAGACGATCGACAGATCCTGGTTTTGTCAGATCGAGTGCAGCACTGCATAGATATGGCAGAGAAGGTTGCAGACCGAGGAGCTAGCTCTGCTGCTCTTGTTGGAAAGATGAGTAAGAAGCAGCGAGCAGAAACTATGGCTGCTGCCGAGTCTCGAGAGGTGAAGGTGATCTTTGCCACCACAATCGCAGACGAGGGCTTAGACCTACCAGGGCTCGATACTCTCATCTTGACCACGCCAACGAACGCTATGGGTCGAGTGCAGCAACGTATTGGTCGAATCATGCGAACAGCAGAAAACAAGAAGCAACCAATAGTCGTGGACTTGGTCGATTACAGCAGGGGCTTGTTCTACAAGCACAAGAAGCGAGCGCGGTTCTACAGAAAACTTGGATGCACTGTGAACGAGATACCAGGATGAACTGTACAAAATGCGGGAAAGGAACAAAAGTTTTAACTACAAGGCACCCTCACTCACCAGGTAATGGGTGGGAGGTATCAAAAGTTGGTCCAAAAATAGACTGGCATACATCATATTTTGCTGTACGACGCAGAAAATGTTTATCGTGCGGCAACACATTTTTCAGTGCTGAGATTAGCTCTGAAGACCTCGTCGAAATGATGTGGAAAGCATCAGCAGGCAAATCGCCGTTCGACTTAATCAAACCAGAATGGAGAAGTGAAGTGAATAAAGTAATCATTACAGGCAACTTGGGTCAGAAGCCAGAGCTACGAAAGTCAGCGAGCGGTCTTCCGATCTGCAACTTCAGCGTTGCCACAAATGAACGAGTGAAGAAGGGAGACGAGTGGGTCGATCATACCGAATGGCATCGTGTAACTGTCTTCGGCAAGCAAGCCGAAAGCTGTGAGCGGTTTCTCGACAAGGGCTCTAAGGTTGCAGTCGAAGGCAAGCTTAGGACCAGCACGTATGAAGACAAAGACGGAAACACTCGAAAGAGTACAGAGATCATCTCTGACCGGGTAGAGTTCTTGACTAAGCCAGAGAATGGTGTGTCTCGACCTCAAGCATCAAGTCAGCAGACCGCCCGTATTCCAGACGAAGAGATCCCTTTCTAAGAAACCGATGGGGTGTAGTTCAACTGGCAGAACGCCTGGTTGTTACCCAGGAGGTTGTTGGTTCAAGTCCAGCCGCCCCAGTTTCTTTTGGAGACACAGTGCCACTGTATGTTTATAAATGCGAAAACTGCCAGAACAAGGTTGAAGTCCTGCAGCCATTTGATGCGGTAGCTCCTCAATGTGGAGCATGTGCATTGGATCATGGGACATCTGTTGTCATGAAAAAACAGATGGCGCTTACAAGCTTTAGCCTCAAAGGCGGAGGATGGGCCAAAGATAACTATGGATTGAAGGATAAGAAATGAAACGAAGAAATCGAAGATGTTTTCCTGTGTTTAAAGAAAACAGTCGAGTGCCAGTGATCTTGAGCAGGGTGTCGCCTATCGAGATCGGAGCCATTAGCCTTGGGCTGTTTGTCTTTGCTCGATTTAAGATGACTAAGACAACCAAGCGACATGAGACGATTCACTACCTGCAGTGGCGTGAGCTTGGCTTCATTGGATTCCTGTTGCTGTATCCAACGTTCTGGCTCATCAACCTTATCCGGTACAGGGACGGAGATAAGGCTTATCGGGAGATACCGTTTGAGAGGGAGGCTTACGGACACGAGAAAGATCGAGGCTACCTGGCGACACGTAAGCCGTATGCTTGGGCCAAGTATGTCACATCCTCATCGAATCAAGCTTCATCTTGAGTAGTTCGTTCTCTCTCTTCACGTAGTCCACTTCAACTTTGAGCGCTGTGACCTCAGTCATCAGCTTCATGATTTGACTTAGGTGCTCATCTCGCTCTTCTTCAAGCTTTTCAACCCGTTTGATTAGGTCATCCCTATACAAAGTTTGTTCAGCCTTTTCTTCCTGCTGAACTTCTCTCTTCTGCTTCAACATAAACTCATAGAACTTAAACGCACCAGCACTGAACACACCTGTAACGGCAGCAACGATTGCAGCGGTGGTGGTCGGCTTATCCACGAAGATCCTTATGCATTACTTCCACACGCATTTTAACGTATATCCAAACCCACAAGGTAAAGTAGACGCCCGTCACAACGAGCGCTCGCCCAACTTCGCCAACTGCAAACTCGGGATCGCTCAACACGTTGACAACAAACTTAGTAGTCGAGAAGATGTACAACAGCAAATACGCGCCGACAAACCTGGAGCAAGATCGGATGTTCGGCAAGCTGAACAGCATACCCAAGGCCACTACGAAGTAAAGAGCGTACTGAAGGTAGGCCCACTCCATCCCGTTGTCCAAAGCCTCGCCGTAGCTCATCCAAAGCACGCGATTGTTGGCCAGGTCTGCGATGTTCCAGAACAACAGCAGGGGCCCGTAGTCATGGTAGACCAAGATGTCCTTGTACGATTTGAAGAACCGACGCATTGACCCACCGTTACTCAATAATAACTTGGAGAGACCATGCCTGATCATTCTTTAGATGACATTGTCCACTCTATTCAGTCTGCTGTTATAGCTGCCACCGACATTGCCGAGAGGCATGAGCTTGACTCGATTACGAATCAAGAGTTCTGGGAGTTGAAGACTGATGATTCCGGGGAGCCACTTAATGATGAACATGGAAGGCCCATATATGTACCTCGTATGGTCGTCATGGAAATCCCAACATGGGAAGATGGAGTACTGGTACACAAGAGAGTTCCAGTCCCGCTCCAATCCCTCACGACTGGTCAAAGCCTTAGGGTCGATACGCTCGAAGTTGAAATGTCTGTTGAGATATCGGGCCTCACTGCGGATAAAAAGCAAGGCAAGCTAATGGTCCGCCCATGCTCTAATGTGCCATCGTGGTTTAAAAAAGAGAGCAATGCTGCTAAACTCAAGCTGATCTTCAAGGGCAGTGAGCCCCCAGAAGGTTATGCAAGAATCGATGACCAACTGGTCAAGTTACTACCTTAGGAGTTCGTTATGGCTGATTCAGGCCTTGTAAAGATGTCAGACCAGTTCGGTGGTCTTCCCATGGACCAGCTTATCGGCGGGCCCCTCAAGGCCGCCTGTAGCGCTCAGACGCTGCTTGCTAAGGCATCATCAGACTTCATCAAGGATGTTGGCCTCGATACCGATGCGACTGGTAAGGTGATGTCTGCTCGCACCGTGGACTTCAGCTTTAATAAGCCAGTTCAAGATGCAGACGGAACGACCAAGATGGAGAAGGTGGACCTCCAGGTTCCCTTGCTCGCCATTATCAACACTCCTTCTTTGTCAGTTAAGGAAGCCGAAGTTCGATTCACTATGGAAGTGAAGTCATCGACATCGAGCAAGACTACATCAGACAGCAAGGCTGACCTTACAGCCAAGGCTAAGTACAACGCTGGTCTCTTCTCTTGCGAGGTCACCGTACACGGCTCTGTGGCTAACCACAGCGAGAATAGCCGTAAGAGCGACAACAGCGCCAAGTACGACGTGAAGGTAGTCGCACGCGACGACGGCCCCCCAGAAGGCCTCATGAAGGTTCTGGACATGCTTAATGATGCAATCGCGCCAACCCAGGGAGTGGCACCACCTAAGAAGTAAGCTTCTAACACCACAAAAGGAGAAACAGCTTGTACTTAATATTAATATTCATTTTATCGGTTTATGCTCAAGCATTAGACCTAAAGTACTACTACGTTACGGATGAGTTTGCTTCAGACAAGGAGTGGCTCATCAAGGGTGACGATGGTGATTACTTCTGCACGGCTGAAACATCGTGTGAGGGCTTCAAAGACAGTGATGTAATCATCACGGGTCGTGCAGTCTGGTATGACCCCATCATGGTTTTTTACGTCAAAGATGGAAACAGGCAAAGGTGCATGCTGAAGACATGCGTTCGGCCAAGGCCCCTGACATACCAAGACTTGAAACTGAGGTACTAATGAAAAACCAACCGACAACCAAAGTAAACCCAAGCTCAATGCGCGGTGTAGTATTGTCTTACGTTATTTCTGAGCCTGGAGTAGAGACGGTTCAAACAATCACAGACGACCTAAACACCGAAGACAAGCCAAGAGATAAGCTTTATCGAATAGTGTATATGGCTGTTGATAGCCTTAGGCAGAGAGGTTTGATTAAGCTAGGGGATGGACCCAATAAATCCAATCAAAAGCTGTGGCCAACAGATGACGCGGCGAAAGTGCTTAATCATTAACGGTCAGTGCATCCTATTCTTATAGTGACAGAATTCGTCGGAGCTTTAGCAATTTGCCCACCTGCTGCAGTTATAGAACAAAAGAATTGGATACCAGCTTCTGTTTTATAGCCAAGTGGGAAGTAGTAGTAACAAGATGTGTTTGGAGCACAGTAAAACTGATGGTCATGTTGGGTCGCGGCTGTACTACCGCTTGCCGCGTTCATCATATGGACATAAACTGCTTGATCGTTCGAGTTAACAATCTCAACTGCATACACATTCTGATTTGATGTGGCAGCGGTTTCTACAGTTAGGTCTGCAGCAGCATCCGTAATAATATCGGTGACAAGGGGGTTTACTGCGGTTTTAGTCGTTACGGCCATGATTACCTCAAGAGGCTAGAAAACTAAGAGTAACAGTGCCAGGATCGCCACTAGTGTCATCCCATGCTGGCTGGTCTGTTACCCAAAAACTAAGCTGGCTAAAAGAGATTCCTGCTGGGAAGTTTATCTGTGTGACCGATCGATCTGCGTAGCTACTGCTAGCCACTGCGGCGAGCTTAAACATCAAGTCAGGCTTTGTTGTTCCTACAGCTACGGTCCCAGTAGTCAGTTTAATTTTCAAATATGCAGCATTGGTCGTGTCTAGGTTGGCAAAATGAATCGAATGCAGCGTCCCTCCGCCACCAAAAATATCAACGCTCGGGGTAACGCCAGCGTTAGTTTCTTGAGCCAACTTGTAGTTCAAGCTTGCATTCGAAAAACCAGTAACAGTAAGCGCCATCTAAGTCTCCAGCGGTATGAAACCTATTCTATCAAATCATAGTCCATTAGACAAAACACAACAATGACTAAATATGTAAGTGCAACACAATGTAGCCCATACAACATCTTGTGCAAAACAAGATTTGACAAGGCAAGAGGTGTAGCCTATTCTGTTACCACCAAGAAGGAGACAACATGAGCGAGCTAAAAGACGGCAATAAACCGTTTGAACATATGGTTGATACTGTCCCAGCACTTAAGGCCCTTATGGGTGAGGTTGGAGACACATATCGAGAATGCGCCAGAGTATTTGGAACAGGGCACAGCCCACTATGTAAGGCTATCAACCGCAAAGGAAGAAGGCCTACGCTAGATACCCTCGTTCGATGGGCGTCAAACGCCAGGGAAGAAGTTGGTGTTGAGATGTCATTTCTGATCACTCCAGACAAAACCCTGAAGTGGCAGATCAAAAGAACATAGTTCGTTGACCTACAGCCGGTGAGGCGGTAGAGTTTTGAACTCTTTGTCTATTTGCCTACCCACCACGGTAGGCTTGTGAACTTGTGTCTGTATTAAGGAGAAACAACAGTGTGGATGAATGAAGCAGAAAAAGTACCAGTACAAGCAGTAGCTCAAAAACTAGGTTTAACCCCTGGAAAAAGCGGATCGTTCGGGCCATGCCCGTGCTGCGGATCTGTTGTTCGAGGCTCTACGGATAAGCGAGGACCAATAGGTATCAGGAGAGATCAGAAGGGCTGGAAGTGCCACCAATGCGGCATGGTCGGCTCTGGCATAGACCTTGTTGCAGCAAGGCTGTGTGGGCTCAAGTTCAAAGACGCTGACTCTCAGACCAAAGACAAAGTCAACGCTTGGTTCCAAGGATCGGATGTTCGTAAAGATGTACTAAGCAACCCTATGCCTAAGCCGACCGTAAAGCTTGATGGAGACTTCCCTCCAAGAGAAGAAGTGATGGGTCTGTGGAAGTCTTCTCACACTCTCAACAGGCTTGAAGAAAATCATGAAGTATTCGAATTTTTAAAGTTGAGAAAGGTGCATCTTGCTTCTCTGTCCCAGGCTGGGGTGGTCCGCGTTACTCCTGATAGAAACCAATACCGATGGCCAAAGTGGTGGCCTGGAGGACGCTCAATGAAGTGGAGACTGATTGTTCCTGCTTTTGACTCGAAAGGCCAGTTCAGAAGCATTCATGCCCGAGCAATCGGTGAGACAAACAACGCGCCAAAGACATTGTGGCCAAGCGGATTTCAGGCCTCTGGGCTCTTTATGCCGAATCGGTTTGCCGTAAAGATGATGCGAAAGGAAGACCAAGACATCGATGGCGTGATCTTTGTAGAAGGGATCACTGATTTTATAAAAGTATCAACAGAAGCTCACCGGGAAGGGCTCAAGCTTGCAGTGCTCGGAGGAACGTCGGGATCGTTTTCTTCGGTGAGCAAGCTTTCTATTCCAAGCGAGGTCAAGGTATACATCGGAACCGACCCAGACGCCAAAGGTGATTCTTACGCTACGACAATACAAACCCAGCTTGGTTCGCGTGTCGCATACCGGCTCCCACTTCGAAGCTTAGAGGGGGCAACAGGTGGTAGACCTTGATGAAATACTGTCTGGAGAAGACGACGGAGTAAAGCTGTCAGACCTGCTTAAGATGGCAGAGGAGCAGCATGAGAGGGGGCAACAAGAGGGCCCACAGGCAAGCGTGATAGGGCGATTGGAAACGGCAACCACGAGAGATGGAACCGAAAAGATAAAGCCAACTGTATCGAACCTGATCACAGTCCTCTCGAAAGATAGGCGATGGAGAGGAAGGGTGTGGCAAGACGAGTTTCGAGCAGTCACCATGCTCGATGATCGGGACTACAAAGACACAGACGACACTCGCATAAAGTTGTGGATGAAAAAGCATTATGACGTTGGATTTAGCACAGATGTGATTGTTGAATCAGTCACCTACGTTGCAGAAGAGAACGGTAAGAACCCATTGGTTGACTGGTTGAAAACAGTCACATGGGACGGAACTCCACGCATGGATGAATGGCTTATACGTGCAGTCGGAGCGGAGGACACAAAACTGAACAAAGAGATGGGCAGAAGGTGGCTGGTACAGTGCATAGCGAGAGCCTTCAATCCTGGTATCAAGGCAGACTGCGTCTTGATCCTGGTGGGCCCACAAGGCGCCAGAAAGAGTACGACGTTTAGACTCCTCGCGTCAGATGAATACTTCTGTGACACGCCAATGGATATCGGGTCGAGCAATGCATACATGCAAATTCATCGAGCGTGGATCTACGAGGTGGCAGAATTGGACTCTATCCGAAGAGCACACAACTCATCTACTAAAGCTTTCTTGTCGGCGCAGGAAGATACGTTTCGGCCACCCTATGGTCGGAAAGCAATCACGCTGAAGAGGCACACCGTCTTTTGTGGAACAACAAACAAGGCTGCGTTCATTACGGACATGACTGGATCTAGGCGCTACTGGCCTGTGCAGATCGGCAAGATTGATACAGACTGGACCACGCAAAATCGAGCCCAACTGTGGGCAGAGGCCGTGGTTGCCTTCAAGAATGGCGAGAAGTGGTATCTCGAGAACGAAGCAGAGCAACAACTTGAAGAGCAATCATCTGATTTCCGTCAATACGACCCATGGCACGAGGTGATCGAAGACTTCATGAGGGTCAACCGTGGCACTTTGTCTACAAGCGAAATTATGACTCAAGCCCTTAGTCTCGAAAAATATCAAATGACACGTAACAACGAGATGCGTGTTGGAGACATTATGAGACAACTTGGCTTCGAACGCTCAAGAAGGCGCATAGGTGGACAAAGAACATATGTTTGGCGCAAACAAGACCCAGACAATGTGATTGAAATATCAAAGCCAGGGCTGGTAAAAGATGTAGATGGGAGTGGTGATTGATGCTGGTTGATACAATGAAACCAACTGATGCTAATATGCAAAGCCTTATCGATCAGTATTTAACAGAAGACGACAAATGCATGGTCTTCAAAAAAGTACAGTCCAATAAGGCTCGAGGAATACATGGCGGAAACAATTTTGTTTTGTATTCAACAGCCAACAGGGTCAAAGAGTTTGTTGAGAACGGTCACTATTTGCAGTTTATGGCATACGGTATTGACTACATGATTCTCAAAGAATCCAGCACATTTTCAGCCAACGTAAACAACCTTGATTCAATAGACCATCTGGTTGATTTTGCTAGCGAGTACTTGTACGAGTGGTATCAAGACACCGGCAATATCGATACGGACTTGTTGGATAGAATATACGCATGGCTGTTAATTTCACCGTATCAAGCGATGATGATGTCCCAATGCGCCAGAGATCATCTACATAGAACTGTTGATTATCTTTGGATGTGTACCGTCACAGGAAGCGCTGCCTTTAAAAATGAATGCTACGACAAAGGCAAAGCGTTGATAAACACACAGATTGATCGATGGCTTGACAATGTTTCTATTTTACATCGCGGCTGTGGCTATGCGAACATCATAAAGCCGATGGAGTTTTGATGAATGACATAGAACGAATACGAGACTGCTGGACAGTTCCAGATAACTGGATTGTAGAGATAGTCGGAGACAACATGGAAGTGTTCGACTCAGAACGGGACCATGTGATCACAGCGATGACTCAAATCAACATCATTGAAAAGATAAATGAACACATCGAGACACAGCAAAGCTGGGCTGCTTTCAAGATTATTGAAGCAACCCTTAAAGAGCCTATTGAAGCTTAATTACTTCTTTTTCAGCGTTTTCTTCGCTGGAGCCTTTTTAGCGGCAGGCTTTTTTGTCGGGGCCTTTTTAGCAGGCTCCTTTTTAGCGGGCGCTGGCTTGTCTGCAGCAGCAAGCTTTGCTTCGAGTTCTGCAATGTAGGCATACAGCGTGCCGTATACCTGCTGTGAATTGTACCCATGCCCTGACCCACGCTGGCGGGTGACAACCTTCATTGCTTCAACTTTTTCCTTAAGACTCATTGTCCTACTCCATTTATGAACGAAGGCCTGACTTTAAACCAGGCCAATCTCTTACAGATACTACACCACCTGTAGCTTTTTCGATACCTATAGCTAAAGGCAAGGATGGCGTTTTCCTTCCATACTCAAGATCCCTAAGATATCCAAGACTCAGGCTCAAATCGAACTGGTTCAGTTCATTGTTGAGCCAATCAACAAATGAAGCTCGAGTGCTCTTCCCAGGCAAGCTTTTTCGATAGTCTTCGATGACCATTAGACACACCTTGTCAAACAAAAATAGCGCACCGGACAACTTTTGTCCACAAAGGGGTGTGGCTCCTTGACACACATCGCTCAAGAAAGTATTCTACCAAAAGGAGAAAACAACCAATGAATCAAGAAGAGCGCGAGGCTTGGCTAGCTGAACGTAGAAAAGGCCTTGGCGGAACAGATGTCGCATCAATCATGCTCGCATCAGCAAGCATTGAAGACAGAGTTGGATGTTTCGAAAACAGCCTTTTCAAGCTCTGGTCGGAAAAAACTGGCCTGTTCAAATCTGAAGATCAAGACAATGCAATTTTGATGCGTGGTCGAGTTATGGAGAAGTACGTATTTGAGCTATATGAACTCCATTTGGGAGAGGGATGTCGCCTTTGGGAGAGGGGATTGACTTGGCATCCGACTCGACCACGCATCTTTGGCACGCCAGACGCTATGGTTGAACACAACGGCGTTTCATTTGGGATGGACGCGAAGACCAGAAGGATGAGGAAAGGCTGGGGTAAGACTGGAACAACAGATGTGCCTTTAGACGTAGAGGTACAGATGCGAGTCTACATGGAGATATTTGATGCTCCATTTTGGGATATTGCAACGTTGTTTGGTTTGGACGATTTTCGAGTTTATCGAATCGAAAGAGACAAAGAGCTTGGCGAGCAAATACTTACAGTGGCCGAGCAATGGTGGGACTCCTACGTAAAAACTGAAACTCCACCGCCAGTTGATGGAACAGACCTATGCCGTGAGGCCCTTGGGAAACTAAACCCTCGAGTAAAAGAAGAAACATTGCGCCCAGCCAGTGTCGCTGAGAGAGAGATATACGAGAAAATTCTCAAAATTAGGGATGAACACAAGGCGCTCACAGAAAAGAAAAACGAGCTTGAAAATCAATTGAGAAACTGCATTGGTGAGTCTATTGGCATTTCCGGTATTGCCACATGGAAGCCAACTAGGCCACGGCAACTGTTCGATAAGAAAAGATTTTCAGCCGAGCATCCAGAACTTTACCAACAATACGTTAGTGAGGGATCTTCCAACAGAATTCTTCGCATCATGGAGCCTAAAGATGACGACAGCAATTAGTAGACGCGACCAACTTACATCTCTAAATGAGTTTTTAGGCGCCAAGCGAGACAGCCTTGTAAAGATCGCACCAAAGGGAACTGATGTAGATCGAATTATCCGGGTGGCAATGTTCGAGGCTGCTAAGAATGAGCGTCTTGCCCAATGCACTCCTGGTTCCGTTTACCTTGCCTTAGCCAAAGCATGTGAGCTTAATCTCGTAGCTGGCGGCGTCCTGCATCGAGCATCTCTTGTGCCCATGTGGAACAAGCGCGCCAAGTCATACGATGCTGAACTTTGGATCGAATATACGGGACTTATGGACTTGGTGAAGCGGTCTGGAGAGGTTGCTCATTTTGTTGCTCGTGTTGTTCATGAAAACGATGAGTTCGAGCATTACTTTGATCTTGATGATGGTGAAGTATTAAAGCACAAAGTCAACTATGACGACCCTGGTGGACTCAAGCTTGCCTATGCTGTTTGCTACTACAAAGATGGGCAACGCCAAGTAGAGGTCATGCGTAAGGATCAAATCGACAAGATTCGATCTAACTCGCGAAGCCCAGATTCTGGCCCTTGGTCACAGCACACAGAGGAAATGTGGCGAAAAACCGTAATCAGGCGAATCTGTAAGTATTTGCCGCTTACACCCCAAACAACAGCGGTTCTTGATCATGACATAAAATCTGACTTTGAAGATGTTGGCGTCATTGACAACACAGTAGGCAATGACATACATTCAATGAGCAACGAAGCTATTATTGATGACGATAGCGTCATTGATGTTACTGAAAAACCAAAACCAAAAAGACGAAAGAAGTCCAGCGTAAAAGATTTAGTTGAAAAAACTAAAGACAACGGACTTCCAGAACCAGAACAAGACTTCACTGAGTAGGAGATTTCATGTCACTTATCGATCAAGCAGCATCACAGCGTTCACGGAGCAAAATGTTCCACGAAACTGCAGGAACGAGCGATGGGCCAAAAAAGATCATTCAATCAAGTCATCTATTGTCGATTATGAGGTCAGTTTTTGATGACGAAATGGTTGATAAGAAGACAAAGAAGGAATGGTCCGATTATCGAAAAAAGCTAAAAACTCAACGCTGGACACTGGCTGGAACACTGAACGCTGTTGATGAAGACCTTTGGAACACCATGATGCATGCGACACTTGCTGCAATGGTTAAAAACATCAACAACTCGCAGCCTAACGGTGAGTGGAAGCTCTACGACTACGAGGTTGATATTCGATCAGAGTACGGCGTAGAGTCTATTGTTGCAGCATGTCAGTGGGTCGATGCCCGCAACGAGAAAGATCTTCGCTACACTAACGGTGTGCCAGCAGTAGACGTTCACGTTGACGTGTCAAACAGTAACAAGGAACTGATTGAAGCTCTTACAAACAAGCAGAACTCATCTAACGATGATGAGCTTAAAGACTTGATGAAGCAGTTTATCGCCGCAATGGCAGGAAAAGCTATTGAAGGCGCCAACGAAGACACGCCCAAAAAGGTCACTGCCAAGGCTAAGCCGAAAAACGACATCGAAGATATTGCTGAAACCTTCGATGGCTAATGTCCCCCCTGTCCCCTCTGACACGCTAGTTCAACTCTTGTACGAAGAGCAAAAATAGTTGAATTGGTTCCCACCGTCAGAGGGGTGCAGGGGCCTTAGTCGTGATAGGGCGTTTTAGATTTAATCCACACACTTGGTGGTGGTTTAACATTTTGATCTCGGATAGGCTGAGATCATTTTAATCCCGTGGATTAAACCTGGCCCCACTTGAGAGTCACGACTCAAGTGGGGTATTCTTTTGTCATGGCAAGATGTGGACGATGCGGGTTTTACAAGCCCTACAACGGAGCTAGCAAACAGGCAGGCGTCTGTTTGATGTATCGAGGGCTCGACGTTCCTGAGGACGCTTTGTGGGAGCATCGGACTTGTTCAGAGTATCTTCAGAAGATTCCTGATTGGACCCCTGAGGATCACTTCGACTTTGAATTGAAGCGACATGGTGTTGAGCGCAGTTGGCGTGCCAATAGACGAGCGATGATCTTTTCTTGTGCGGCATTGGTCGTATCCATCGTGACGCTGATAAGTAAACTAATTTAGCTTTTCTCAACAATCTCGAACAACTCATCAATGCGCTTCTTCATGCGCTTGACCTTACGTTCAACATCATCTCCATCGAAGTCGGCAGAAATGGTAGCCGTTTTCTTCTCGATGCCTGCGATCTTTGACTTAAGGCCGTCGATCTCTACTTGCATAGCCGCACACTTGGCTGCACAAGGAGGGGGCTGCTGTCCCTCAAGACCCTGATTCTGGGACTCAATCTCCAGCTTCTTCATCTCTCGCTCATGCTTCTGCTCAGCCCAATCACGATATAGCTTGAACGCTTTTGAACCACCGGCTACGGCCATGCCCGCCAAAGCGATTGCCACCATAGGCGCGTGTTCTCCGCCCAACGACTTAGCGGCATTGGCCGCTGCTGTAATGTCTGGAGCTACACCAACAGTTTCAGAAAGTTGTGGCGGTTCAGGACCTGGATCAAAGCCTTTGATATCGACCGGATCAGGGCTTTGAGTTGAGGCTGGCGCAGGCGTTTCTACTGGTGATGACATGATTTTACTTTCCTCGTGCGGTCAAAATATCGAGTTTAGACACGATCTGTTCTTGAATTTTATTGCGAACCTGTAGAAAGTCTTTAGCCTGAGCAGCAGTCTCAGCCCGAGCTTCTTTGATTACGATGTCATAACGCTCACGCATTTTCTCAATGCGGTCATCGTACTCGTCGTTGATCTCTTTGAGTTGCTTCTGAAAACCCTCTACAAGAGCATCCAGACGCTTCTGCATAGTAACAAACTGATAAATCAGAAACGCCGCGAAGACGCCAAGGTGACCATCAGCAAGAAGGGACTCCAGCAACGCTTCCATTAGAACTCCGGTTCGTCGATCAGCGTATACGTAAAGCTGTTACCCCACTTCTCCTTTGCTGCGTAGCAGATGCTCATGAACTCTTCAAAGTCAGCGCTATGGCTAAACACCTGACACCCGGCAGACCACTTGTTTACTTGCGTCGATGCTGACCCCGCCTTGTGAATGTTGATGCCATACATCCCTTCAGTAATTGAGTCCACATCAAGATCAATAACGTCGTCTTTATTGTCGTCCCGATAAACTTTGACCGTACCGTTCCTCTGACAGAGCGCATCGTATCGTCCTTGGTGCTTGTCGATCTTCCAAACAGACCGATACTGCCCAGGTACAAGAATAGCAGTTCCATTGACATTGCTGGGATTTTCGAGCCAGTATCGACCGGGCTCTGTAGTGCATTCCCAGGTGCGGACTATCCATCCACTCTCATCCCTAAACACTACGCAGATACGATCATCAAAACTATTTGCCTGGTGATCCTTACTACGGATACCAATGATGTTTAGGTTGTACTCACCGCTCTCAAATACAGCGTGACCGAGCGAATCAACATAATCAAGAATAAGTGGTCTCATTAGTTACAACTCGCGTTAGTAGCCGCGCAAATCTTGGCTTGGTTAATTGCTTGCTGTTGTTGAACCTCGAGCATTTTGCCCATGAGTTCTTCCATCTTATCGAGGCGTTTTTCTACGCCTTCAATCTTAAGGTCAACAACTTCCTGCTTGCCTTCTTTAGATTCAATAACTGTAACCCTTCTTGCAAGCTCTTCTGTTTCTTGTGCAGCAGACTCAAATGAAGCAAAGGCAGCGCCAGCAGCAAACAAAATAGTACTGCAGGGAATGGCTATATCTTTAATATTCATTTTCCTGCTCCCGATGTGTAGTGATATGTAGCCCCTAACCCGGCAGTGACAATGCCAACGATAACTATCGTTTCTATTCTACCAAGCCAACGCTGAGTTCCAGGCCTTTCAAGCCACGGTTTAGGCTTTAACGCCTCATCTAACTGTTGCTTGTACCAATCTCGTTCCATTTCCAGCTTCGAAGTCTGAATTTTGTACTGTGACTCGACTGCAAGGCCCCACCTCTCAGTTTGCAACAAATCCGAGAACTGCGACAACGGTACGGCTACAGAAGAGCATCTGGCAACTCCAGACTCATCTGCCAACATCGCAGGTAAAGTCTTATGGTACGTAATAGGCATAACCTTTAAGCACTCGTTCTCTACAGGATCCGGCGCCTCCGGTCGCTCAATAGGGTCTGATGCATGGGCCAAACCAAGGAAAAGGAGGAGCCCCGTCATCATCGTCGTCTCGAGTTACCAAGATCAGCAAGATCATCAGCAGGAGAATCACCTGTAGTGGCTGATTTGATTCGATCTAGTTCTTCTTTGAGTTTTTCTTGAACGTTGTCTATAGCAACATTTGCGGCCTTGTTTTCTGGCGGACTTGCCTGCTTTTTACCCTTCTTAGACACCTTTTTACCAACAAAAAAAGCAAACAGTCCAAAAACCAGCGTTGCAACCATGCCAATAATGTCAGTCATATGATTCTCACGAACAAAGAATGTTGATCTGTACGTCTCTTGATGGGTAAGTCGCGCTTCCAACCTCAGCGCCGGTAACACACCAAACAGACAATCCTGAGGTATACGCATGGCCATTAGGTATAACGTAGGTAATTGACTTTCCTGACGGAGCATAAAACATAAAATGTGGTGTTCCAACACCGTTAGCGGTTGTAACCGTAATATTCGCTCCGGTTAGGCTTTGGCTATCCCTGAATTTCAAATACACTGCAGAAGAGTTGAGGGTATTGTCGATTTCGACCATATAGACCCTGCCACTGGAAACGCCGCTAGCGTTTGCAGTTAGTTGAATAGCAGTATCGTTGATTAGCTTTCCAGCAACTGCGGTGAATGTAGATATAGTTGTGGTTGCCATTTTTCACCTCAACTACAAACTAACTTTACGTCTAAAGTTGTCACTGCAGATGTATTGTCTAAAGGGTTTTGATTTTGGGTAGCGCAAAAGCTTAAATTTGTAAAATCTAAACCGCCTGGGATCTCATAAATTTCAGTAGATTGTGCAGCAATCCTCAAAATAATGATTGGCTGTGAAGAAGCGATTGTTGCGCTAGGTGTATCGAATATCTTCAAATAAGCGATATTCTTACCTGAGTTTACAGCCAGAATAGAATAAAGCTTACCGCTAGACGTAGTGACGTTTTGATGCATAGCATTAACGACACCAGACTCATGTACAATTTTGTACGAGACTGCGTCATGAAACCCGGTAGCCTTAAACGCCATCTACTGCTTCCCCGCCACAACGCCCTGTTGAGGCTGAACGTACATTCCTCCCCTTAGGATGTCTTCGTCTGTCATTGGCGCACCAGCTTGGATTGGTACGGTTGGCATTGCTATCTGTCCGCTGGGAAGCGTTTGTGCTCCGGGTCCAGCAACTACAGAAGCTGGCTGGATTTGTGTGGCCGGAAGAGCAACTTGACCGCTTGGCAGGGTTGTTGCTCCGGGTCCATACTGAGCAGATGCTGGGCTGATATTAACAGTAGGCAAAACGGTTCTTTCGCCTGCTGGTTGCTGTCCATACTGAATTTGACCAATGTCTACTCGGGGGTATGTGACACCAACATTCGAAAATAACCCCGCAATCTGGTCCTCGGTTGCACCACGAGCACGCAACCGCTCTGCGACAGCAGTCGGATTATTTCGCATTTCCTCAATTGCTCTTCGACGGAGTTCTGCTAACTTCTGATCTTCGGTCAACTCCTGTTGGGAGGTCGGGTAGGCCTCCTGCTGTGAAGCTGTTCCCCCAGGGTCTGAAGTTGGGTATGCTGCGGTAGGATCAGCCATGTCATACTCCTACTTCTTAGAGATGTTGATGGCTGCCATTGCCTTCTCTGCAGAGTCTCCAGCAATGTAGGCCAGGGCTACGTACAGCCATTGGTCTGAAGCAAGTAGACCAGCGGCAAGTAGGCCAGTACCAAGCACCAAAACAGCAAGCCGACGCCAAGAGACACGCTTCTGAGAGCAAAAAAGAGAGTTGATAAAATCTTTCATGACCGTTCCTATGAGAAAAGAAATTTCGCTTCTAGTGTACCAGTAACTGCAGCTTGAGTAGATGCGTTTGCTCTTGTTGATGTTCCAAAATAACGCAATCCACCGGCCAATGCGTTTCCTTCAGCGGAGACATACTCGATTGTTTCACCAGTAAGAATCGGGAACACATAGTCTGGGTTGTTGCTGTCTGGTGCGCCAGAAGTGTCATCCCAAATCTTAATGTACGATTCTGCTGTTGCTGCACTTCCGTCGCCTTTGACGCAGAACAGGGTTGAGGAGCCAGACGCAACCTGTGTTCCACCTGCATCAGTAACATTGTTATCAGACGCCAACCCTGTTGCCAGAGCGGCTGGAATAGTACCCAAAGTTACAGCCATGATAAACCTCCTTATGTGGCGACAATAGTTGTCACTAGCCCGTTTCCGCTGTTTAGCGTTGGCGAAGTAGTGTTGTTGTCAGCAGGACCAGTAACCGCCCAAAAGCTCAACTTAGTAAACGTTAGCCCGCCAGGGATGGTCCAACGCTTCGTCTCTGCTGCATTTACTCGAATCATTAGTTGCGGAATTGTATTTCCAACAGTGACTTCATTTTCTGAAATCACTGCTTTAAAGTAGGCATTAGATGAAGATCCATTTGCCAAGATGATTTCATACAGCTTGCCAGCCCCAGCAGTGACATCAATATTTGCAGTATTGTTAGTAATCGTCTGCTTAACAATTTTGTACGATAGTACTGTGCTATCGAATGTCGCTGATGAAAGTGCCATGATTTTTCCTAAGAGGTTCGTTTAGATTCAAGCCACTGAATAAGGACAAGAGCGTCATCTGCGGATGCGAGGGCTGCATCCCACTGAGTACTTACAATGTCTGCACGGACATTTACAACGTCCCACTGGTCAGTGACACCATTCGTTGAGATAGCAACATCTGTGTCATACACATTTGCTATGCTTTTTCCAGTATTCAAATCGTGTTCGGTCATGTGCCTGTCCCTCCCCAACCTGCGGGGTCATGCTGTACCAAGTAACGCAGACGGCAAGTCAAAACAGGTGCCGTACCACTGCTGCTAAAATCCCAAGTGTTGCCGTAGCTACCGATCCACGCAAATAAGTAGACTTGGCCATCCTCATCAAAAACTGAGTTGTCTTGTGCGATGTCGTAGTAATCAAATGCAACGCTTGTGTCTTTAGCGTAGCTGCTACCTGAGTAATCCCCTGCCGTCCCGACTACTGCAATGCTCTCAGAGTCCTGATTAGTCCCTACAGCGGGACCAATGTAGTATCGCGCATGGCACAAGCCGGTGTTGGCTCCCATGTTCGACGTGTAGCTTCGCTGACTGCTTGTGCTGCTGTAGCTCTTACTTTGGAGCATGCTGTGCTGCCCCCCGCTGTTCGGGTTCCCCTGACTTAGCCCGTGACAGATCCACTTGTTCGTTGATTGATTGTCGATGTCAGTCGCGTTTTCACAGATTCCCAAACCCCATGCAAGCTCTGGCTCATTGCTGTCGCCATGATCACCCGTGGCGCTAATAAACTCGATCTGAGTCAATAAAGAAAACGGTTCTGCAAAGTTGACTGGCTCACCATAGTTGTTGGTCAGTGGTATTGCGTACACTGCATAGTCTGTTGGGTGTTCAGAATCTGTACTGCAGGCAGTGGCAAAGGTTGCAACAATGTTGCCGCCAGTGTTGGCGATACTTGCAAGCATTGAGTTGGGATCTTCTGCTACAACATCAGGTGCCAATGGGTCAAAGTTACGCCAACCCATATGCTTACGCCTACGAATGCCAGTGTTTTTACCTTTAATGTTTCCAGGTAACTTACTCATGCTGACCCACTCCCGCCCCACAAACCATGGCAATCGGCTTCGACCATGTACCAAAAACGTACAGTCAACACACAGGCCGTATTACCGCTAAAGCTATCTGTTTCCATATCTTGAATGGCAGCGTACAAAGTGACTGTTGTGGCTGCGTCATTGAAACCTTGATTCGCATTAAAGCCATCACAATCAATGGCTGCGTTTGGTATGAGGAAGTTGTTGCCTGAAGCCTGAAACTCATTGTGCATCAGGATTGCATTATTGGCTGCTGTGGCCATGTCTGGGCCAACATGAAACTCTGCGATGTGCAATTTGGTGTTGTTCGACCCACTGTACGCATTCCCAGCAGATGTAAACTTTCCTGACCCATCAGTCTGAAGACTATTAACGGTCCATTTGATGTCTTCTTCGGCTGCTTCACTGGCAGATGATCGAGACATGAACCTGTATCCTGAACCCATATGTCGGTTGTCATCAGCATCAAAGTCGCTGGCGTTCATGCAAATCCCCATTGAGATCGTGGGCTGCGTCATGTGTTCGCCACTCTGATCTGAATGGTCACCAGTCATGGATACCACTTCAATCATTGTCTTCAGTACGAAGGGTGTTCCGAATGTGATGATGTCACCTTCGTCAGTACGAAGTGGCATGCCCGCTACATAACCTTCAATCGGAAAAGCTGTGCCTCCACTATGCCCAGTCTGAAAAGTGATGACTGTATTCCCAGTAGTCTCAACCACAGACGCTACGCAATCACCGCCTTCGGACTCCACAACACAACGAGGGTCTGAAAGGAAGAACTGTCTCCAACCTTTCTCGGCATACCTATCCTTACCAACTGTAGCGCCGGAAATGTTTCCTGGTATTCGTCGAAGACCTTTAGACACTTAGTTACCTATGACACTGTGATCTTGTTGACGTACCCAGCGACATTAATCTTGTCTGCCGTCGAAGCAAAAGCTTTCACCACAAGCCCGTTGTGTATCGGCAACCCTGGAACGACCAGCACGGTTTCATCTGGATTAATGTTTGCCATGATATGTTGGTCTTCGTCTGTTCCACCAAACTCAATAGTAAGTGTAACTGCTGCTGTGTGAACATTAGTCGCGTACACGTAGACTTCGTCGAAGTGGGTCGTTCCTGCAACAGCCGTGTGAACCGTAACAGCAGCGCCTGAGTTTGCGCCGGTTACCGAAATGGGTTTACCTTGCGTAGAACCGCTAAGAAGTGCTTTTGAGAATGTTTGTGCCATGGTTGATTCCTATAAGAATGATTGAATGGCTAAGATAAGGTTAGCGTCATCGTTAGTAACGGATCCACCGCCAGCAGTAGCCGTGCCTGACGTAATCTGAATGTCGTCGCCAGCATCTGTTGTGAAGTACAACTCATTTGGAGTTGCAGTCTTTACCCAAAGTTGCCCAAATGCCGCCGTGTCTGCTGGAGCATTAGCCATTTCTTTCAGTGCCACCGCAGCAGCCGCACCATCGAGAGCAAGCGATGCAGCGTGTGCCGTTGATCCATTGATGACGACATTACCGTTTGTGTTGATACGCATGCGCTCAGCAGCAGTGTCTGCACCACTAATCTTAGTGTGGAACTGCATTGCTGAAGTACCTGTACCGTCACCACCACCAGACTTGAGGATTAAGTCTCCACCGTTTAGATTGTTCGCGCCGGTAGTGGTAGATCCCGCTGCAATGGTCAGAGACTTACCAACATTTGTGCTGGTGTTCGTAACTACTTGAATCGTTGTAGCTGTTGTGTTCCCAGCGGTACCCAATGTGGCGTCACCGCCATCGATTGTGAGGTCACCAGCAAATACTGCGTTTTGACTATCGTCAATACTCATCGCCAGTTGCATACCCGACCCATTGTTAGTCGAGACTCGGAACTGACCCTTAGCGTCGTCTGAAGAACCTGAGTGAGACCCTTCAACCTGACTCAATGCGTTTCCGGCGTGGTCGCCAAAGAGAACCTTAGATTCAGCGCCTCCGTCAGTGTGCTCATTCGTTGTGTTTTGAACCACAAGGATTGGAGCAGCGGACGCTACTTGAAGAATCTGGCTTGGCGCGTTGGTCCCGATACCAACGTTACCGTCTGTATGAATCCGCATACGCTCTGCGGCGGCGTCTGTTCCATTGACCTTCGTGTGGAACGCAATCATAGACGTTCCAGTTCCGTCGCCACCACCCGATTTTAGGAGAAGGTCACCACCGTTCTGGTTGGTTGCTCCCGCAGGAGCAGAGCCAGCAGAAATCGTAAGATCACGACCGTCTGTACCTGAACTCGTTTCGGCTACAGCGAGGGTTGCGTCTTGTCCGTTCCCGTATGATACGTCACCACCAGTAACTGTAAGGTCTGTACCTACAGTGACGGCAGCGTTGAAAGATGCTGCACCAGCTTCTGACATGTCAAGAGTCAGTGCGGTAATATCACTGGTGTCGTCTGTACCCTTGAAGATGATGTCAGCATCGCCCGCTTGAGCGTCAAGTGTGATGTTTCCGGTGGTGGTTGCGATAGTAACTGCGGCATCGCCAGCGGTAATATCGTCAGCAGCACTTGATCCAGTAGCGACGGCGTCCCAAACAGCCTTAGAGCCGTCCCACTTCAAGAACTGACCAGAGGTATGTGTGTCTTGGCCTATCTTAGTAACGTGGCCAGAACCATCAAAAGTAATTGCCGCAGTGCCGCCAGCCTCTTTTAGCGAGCCACCATCATCAAGAATGATGTCACCAGTGACTTGTACGTCACCAGCAGCCGTCACCTTTTGAGCGTCATTAATGGTGATTGCGGCAGTCAGCGACGAACCAGTGTGGGTAGACAAGATCATCTTGCCTTTGGTGTCATCCGATGAACCGCTGTGGCTTACTTCAATTTGGCCAAGAGAAACGTTCGCATGGTCCTCAAAGATTATCTTTGACTCACAGCCACCAGCAGTATTTTCCGAAGTGTCGTTCTTCAGTGTGACATACGGAGTATTGCTTTCAACTTGAAGCTGTGTTCCTGGGGCGGTCGTGCCCATGCCAACACGGTTGTTGGTTTCATCAATAGACAGCGTCCCGCTATCAACCTCAAGATCATCAGCGGTAATTGTTGTGGCTGTAATGGTTGTTGTCGTTAGGGCGCCGCCATCACGATTATAAAAGTCACCCATGATGTCTCCTGAATATTCTTAAATGGTTTTACGGGTCGCCCAGTGAAGTCTTGCTTTTGTGCATTCCACGGTGCCAGTATCCGTTTTCAAGAACAAATAGCACTTGCCAGCAGTCGTCTGACCAGACGGGGCTGTAACCCATACATCAAGTGCGATTGACGTACACCTAAGGTTGTCAGAACCAGTTAAACCAGTCCAAACTGGGTTTCCTTGAGACTCACCAGTCATTGGATCATTGCCGTCCGAATCCCATGTCAAGTATGCCGAAACCGTACTGGTTCCAGCCGCATCACCCAATTGGAGATCAAGGTGAGAAAGGTAGCACGCAGAGGGTAAAGCCTTTGACTTCGCATCGGCAGTGCTATCTTCGTGGAGCAGAATCTTTTTTCCAACAACGTAACCGTCATTAATGCCAGTCACAGTTGCATCATTTACGATAAACCCCTGCATGGGAGCCTCCAGAGAGAAGTGATCCGGGGGACGTTTGCCCCCCGAGTCAGGGGTTCAGGATTATGAGCGTTGAATCGTAAGGATACCAAGGTGAATCCAGGTCGTTCCGTTGCACACAACAAGCGCAGCCTCATTCTGAGGAATCGTTACGATTGTGCCAGCAGCATCATTATTTACAGTGATAGCTTCTGAAGCGTCCGCATCGTTCATAATGTAGAACTCAAGGCCCTTGCTGTCTGCTTCAGCAGGAAGAACAACAGTGCGGCCACCACCAGCAGGATCAAGCTTTTGATACTTGGCGTCAGAGGTTGTAAGCGTTTTTCCGCTAGCGATTGCTTCGACGTTGTATCCAGTGCTTGTAGCATCACGGATACGGCCTTCGGTGATCATTCCATGCTCTAGGCGGCGACCGCCCATAAGTTCGACAATTTGAGACATTATTTACTCCATTTGGGAGGGGAGAGGTTGCGGCTAAAGAATAGCACGTTTTGGGAGAGAGATAGAATATATTTAGCACACCTTATCGGCGTTTAATAGGTCTACGCCAGTCAGATTGACGCATAATTCCGGGTTGGCGCTTCGCCTCTTTAACCCATTCTTTAATTATTTTATTAACTGCAGCCTCTTCTGTGGGCAATTCGGTCGGTTTGAAGCCAAGCCATCCAGCAAATTCGTCTTGCGCTGTTAGCCCTGGTCGTGGACCCATGGTGTCTTTTGCCATGCCCACGTAAGGATCTTCAAGCTCTTCAGCGAGACCAACGGTTTCTGCGCCCTTCCTGAGCAGCCTAGCCAGCGCCAGTCCGCCTTCAATAGCCTGAAGGTTTGCGCGATCCATGTAAGTGATCGTATCAATAGATCGGCCAGCCCCAGGAATTTGGAGCAAATTGCGATATACCCACCAGTTCACACCATTATTCGCGTGATACCAGCCTTCGTAGTAGTCGCCCTCAACCGAACGTCTTGACGGGTCAAAGTTAGGCTTATTCTGAATATCAAGGAAGTCGTGCAAAATACCGCCTAAAAGCACCCTATCAAGCTCTACAAGCCATGGCGGCACGCGGTTGTACATGTCGATACCCTTCGCATAGAACGGATCGACCTTCAATGTCGCAACAAACGGATACTGAATCCAGGGCGCAGCCAGCCTGGTAACCATATACCTTTGCGCCTCTGGGTCATCTTGAACCCATCCAACCATATTCATGGGCAAGTTAATCGCATCCATGATTGGCATCGGGGGCGTTATTCGCATCCAACCTTCTGTTGCATGCTGATTTATTGTTGAGCTTTTAAACCCACCAATAAGGCGCTCTTTAATGTAGTCCTTCAAGACCAATTCTGTGTCGTCTTGAACGTTTATTTGCTGCATCCCGTTCATCAGTCGAAGTTGACCAAGAAGTCGAGACGGCTCAGTGAGAAGCGTATCAATAGTTAGATCCATGTTCTTACGCATGTAGCTGTAGAACAGAATCACATTACGGAGTACAACCTTTTCAAACTCACTCAACTCTGCGTAGTCAAACGCAACCTTGCGGGCAAGAGACGCTGCAGAGCGAGCGCTTGCACCCTTTTCAAGCTCCTCAACAAAAACAGAAACACGATAAAAATTATCAATAGCTGTGGCTGTTTCTGTAAGATTGTTTTGCCACCATCGAGCACCATCAGCACCACGATTGTAAAAGCCAACCAAGGATGCATCACGCTTTCTAAGCATGATTTCTACATCTTCAGCCATCGCCCGTTGTGTTTCAGCAGAAATAAAGCTCGACTTCAATCCATAAATATGGGCAAGCTCTGCAATCTGATCTGCAGTGTAGATTGATCCGTCTGCTGCAACAATGATGGGATTACCAGGCTTGAAGTGCCCTTCTTTCCACATTCTGGACATTACAGCGGCGGTCATCTTCCACTTTCGTGGATCCATCACAGTCTTAGCGACACCGATTGGGCCAACGCCAGTAAATAGCTGAAACGCGCCACCAATGAAGTTGCCAACAAAATATGCTGGGTTTGGCAAACCAATACCAGTCGTGACACCCATCTTGATGTTGGCAAATGTCGCAGGAAACAGGTTCACCATCGTATCGATGGCTTTTGCCGTTGTCATTTTGGCGCGAACTTCTCTTGAATAGTCGGGCTCTATCCCCATCGGAGCCCTAACCCTTGCGGGGGTCAATCTTCGCGCTGAAAACGTGCCTCGAGCCCAGCCAACGCTTGAAAGACGATCAATAGTCTTCTCAATGTGCTTTTTCATCGGCGCTGGAACAAATCCTACGCTGCCATCTGGGAATGTCATCTCAACCCAGTCCTTAGACTTGAATCGATGCCCGAATCTGGCCAGTATTTCTGTGGCTACACCGTATGCTTGAAGATCATGTACGTGTGAGTTCTCACCGCTCTTGATCCCGATTTTATATTCGCCTGGTGCCCACGATTCTGGCTTTGGTGCCCTGAATCCTTCATATCCACCCGGCTCCAGAAGCGGCTTTCCGTTGTCTGCAAGAACCACGTTTCCGTCTTCGTCATAGACTTTGTGCATTCGCTGCACAACGATGTCACCAAACTCAAGAATCTCGGTAATGTAGTGCTTTACGCGCTCATTAAACTTGTTTCCAGCCTCGATAGAAATAACATCGCCTTTCGGGCCAATGCGTGGACGTGGCTGTACAAAATCTTGCATCTTAACGGGCACGCCATGACGCATCATATCGTCAGCCATGCCATCCATGATTTCATACGACCGCATCCGCACTATCATTTCTAGGAATGCTTGCGCTGGGCTGTATTTAGGTATTCTTTCGGCCCATAGTCCGCCTTCTCTAGCAGCCTTGTTGACCAGCCAGTCGAGCATTTCAATCCAGCCGTTACCGCCCTCGTAGAACTTGGTGTAAAACCAACCAAACTGGGCTGAATCCATGTTGCCAATTAGAGTTTCTCCAGCACCGCCCATCAACGACAAGAAAATTTTCTTACCGCGCATCTCGATGTATCGAGCACGGTCATACAAGCTCAATCGAACGTTCTCTATGGCGTCTGCAAGCTCTACTCGCTCAAGCTTGTCCAGCTTTGCCAACTCGTCTGGTGTTTTGTTTGCGTATGTGCCCAATACAGAGAACGCTTGACGCTCTCTTTCAGTGAGACCGTTAACGCCCCTAGATTGGTCACTGATTAAATCTTCCAACTCATCAAGAGATGTTCTTTTCAACAGAAACTCGAGCTTGGATACCCCGCCCTGTTCCATCATTTGAGTAATTTCTTCTGTGGACATCCCACTAATGTCGAAAAACTCATACTCAGATGGAAACATCTTTTCTTCGCCACGAAGCACTGCTGGTGATTCTGGCAAATCAAGGTCTTGCTTTGCTGCTGCGTATTCGTCAGCGTTTCTCTTTGCTTCTGCAGCAGTAAACTCCGACAAGAACTGGAACCAGCCCTGCTTCGCATCAGAAGCCTTGCGCCTCCCTGGAATAAGCGTCTGAGGAGTCGATCCTAAGATCCTCTTGGCCTTAGATGGATCAACATCAGGAAACAACTGTCGCCTAATCTTATCGAAAACTGCATCAATGGCGATGTCTGGATCTTCAGCGATGGCAACTCGCATCATTTCAAGAACATCTTTCTGTACGCCCTGTACTTTCTTTAGCCATTTATCAAGAAGAGACCGCTGCATTGGCCCCAAGGTGTCCAAATAAGGGTCTTCAAGGCTAAACCATGTGTCGAATTTTTCCATCAGAGCCTTTCCAGAGTCTGATGCTTCGAAGGTGTCCCTCGACGCGGCCTTCAGCGCGTTCAAAACGCTGTATCCAAGAGATCTTGAGATGGCTTCCGAGTAATGTGTCCTCTTAGAAAACGCCCCACCCTCAACATCCTTCATAATCTCGATGATTTTATTCAGTTGAACGTTTGTTATCTGCGTAAGATCAGCACTTGGATCAATAATCTCATCGGGAAGGCGTCGAACAGAAATAGGCTCATTCGCCAACTGTCTCAGATGCACCCTAAGGCTCGATGCCTGTGCGTCACTCAACTTCAAGACGTTTTCTTTATCGTCGAAAATACCCTTAATGGTTTTGTTGTTGAGTACCGGAACACCCAAAATCGATGCCATTGTCTTGTTTACTGATTCAGTAATAGACCTGGCCCTAGACGCTGTAGCAAACGTCCAATCAGTAAGCTTAGAAAACTCCATGCCTCCGACGTGACGCTTGAAATGCTCGCCAACGGCGTATCCAACGGAACGAGCGTAAAGCTCTACAGCGTTGACCTCTCTAACGTCGTCAGTCAGGCCAAGCGCTTGACGAACAACTGCAGGGTTTTTCTCAACGCCAATAAACTCACGTTTACGACCTGCCCTTGCAGGTAGCTCTTCCTTAATTGCCTGCTCCATGTCGCCAGAAATACGAACTACTCGAACCAAACCGTTGATTCTGTTTGTGGTTCCTATGGCTTCATTCGCAAGGATTTTTGCTGGGCTAAATGTCTTGTCCCAAAACTCTCGTACAGCCATATCTGGAACAACAAGATCGGCAGACCCCCTCATTCTCATCCAAATTCCAGAAAGCTGTGCGCCCAACTCTTGCAACTGAGGACGCATTGCACCGATTTGTCCGCCCTTTTCGAAAAAGAACTTACGCATCAGCAATTCGATAGCATTAGCTCCGTCAGAATCTATCGCTATTCGGGCCGCACCAGGCTTCACGTATGCATCAGGCATATCTCCTTGGTTCGAAACACTTCTAAAGAACTTGTTTGTCCACTTAGGGCCCATGATTCGACTGAGAAACAGACCATTTTCATCAAGAAGTTGAGAGAGATTTTTGTTTCTAAAGATGCTCGAAAGCGGAGCCATGTCGCTTGAGTTTACAAAAACAAAATAGTCTTTCTTCTTCGACTTTCTGACTTCTAAAGTCCAGCGCTCGCCTGTTTCTGGCTTGTCTTTTTTGGCTGTCTTGCTCGCTTGAACTCGAGCTTCGTTCAGCTTTTTCTTTGCCCGGTAGACTCGAGCCTTAAGCGCCTTTCTTTTCTTTATAATTTGAGTTCCGACATCTTCATCGGCAAGAAAAGTATCTATTCCAAAACCTTCCAGCTTGGTCGAAACTTGAAACTCTTCCATAGACTTAGAGGAAAGTTCACTTTGCTTCTCAAGCAACGCGGAAAGGTCTTTTTTCTGTTTTTCTGTTCCAACCTGTGAAGCCCTAAGACGTTGAGCGTTGTCCGCTTCAATATCATCGAGGTCTAGTGTTAGTCCTTTTTCTAATTCAACGTAATCATCACCAAGAATCTTCTTAGTAAGCTTGTCTATTTTATTATTTACAGACCTAAGCTGTTTATCCAGATCATCTTTTCCAGAAACAACCTTTTGAAAGTCTTCAACAGCAACTTCGAAATCAGAAACGTCTTTTTGTGTAGACTTGAATCTCTTCTCTATGTCCAAAAGATCAGACGTTTTCGATGGCTGCGCATCATCAACAGCCTTCTTGGTTCTTCTAATCTTTACTTTTTTGAAGAAATCAACAGGCTCAGCAATGCTCGTTACCGCCTCATCTGCAGCAAGCGTATATGCACGGTTCTCAAGCAGAGCCATCAGTACAGGAACCTGATCAGCAGTGATGTCGCCCTCATCAAGCAAGTCGTTTACTTGCTTCAAAACCGCCTGGTATTCATCACTGGCCCGTAAAAGCTGAGTGTCTGGGTCGCCCTTACGCATAAGAACTTCAAGAGCAGCAAGATGCGTTCTGCGAGAAACACCCATGTAGGCCTTTACGGCCTCTCTAACCAAACTTGGGTCAGCGCCACTAGCGAGAATAATATCGTCGATCTCCCTTCTGAACTGCCATGGAAGGTTTCGAAGCAAAGATCCACCATCAGGGCTGTCCATGATGTGTCTGACAATATTTTCAGCAACATCTCCTACCGTTTCGAATACATCGGTCTTGGCGCTAACGGCTATTTCATCGATAGCCTTATCGTAAGAAAGTGGCTTCTTACCTTCCATTTTTTCAACAAGCTTACTCGCAAGCCATCGCTCATTGTAGGTGAGAATATCATCACCAGTTTTCGCTAAGGCCTCTTTTATGTCTGAGATGTCGGGAGACTTTCCAAGCCTTTGTTGCAAAGAATAGGATGACTTCGAAACCCTTTCACTGCTCTTATTTATGTACGAATACACTGTAGGAGACATGCCAGCAAGAAACGCTTGAGCCCTAAAACCTGGCATCCCTACAAGCTTATTGGCTTTGTACCCACGATGAACGGCACGAACGGGGCGTATAGCTGCGCTTACATGGTATTTTTCCCACGGGACAAGGAAATCCAAACCAAGACCTAAGTACGCATACATACGATAAATAGGATCGGCCTGATCATATCCTCGAGCCAAAGCCTCATCTGTCAGGTGACGACTAAATCCAACTTCACCCAAGCTTGTGTTTGCCAAAATACGCGCCAAGTACGAGGTGTTGGCGTCTCGGATTCCCCAAGCGTAGTAAAAGTCTCTGCTTGCTGGCGTAATCGCTGCCCACTCCAAGCCAGGAATAGAAATATCTGCCTCAGCAACCGTCTCTGTTGCCATTCCGACCATGCGCAAAAGCTGTCCAATCCCAGACTCTACAACATAGATCTCACCGTCGCGCTCTTCTGTCGTAAGCATGAGATCTGTGAAGTCTTTTTCAAGCTCTCTAGCCTCGAGTCCACCACTTTCTGAAATAGCCTCAATAGACTTATCAGCGCCTTCGTAAATTTTATCAACAATACCGCTTAGGCTTTTTACGTTTCCTCTCCAAATTTCGATAGGAAGTTGTCCAAAAGGAACGGACATAAGCGCTTTTTGTAAATCTGCCTTTGTTGCGCCACCAGCATTTGCTGCTCTGACAAGCCGAGCAAGACCAGGCCTTGTTTTATCGTTAGCTACTTGGGGGTTTTTAGCGGCGTATTTGATTAAAATATCTGCAGACGGAGGGTCAAGGCGAACAGATGATGGAAGGTCGCTGTACGAGTTCATCAAGAATGTTGCATACAGTTGCTCTTGCACGTCAGATTTGATCTCTTCTGCGCTCTTACCTTTATCCTTCTCGTTCCATACTGTTCTGACAACCGTTTCCCAGCCTTCAGTGGGAGTGAGCATTTTGGCTTCTTTTTTGTACTGCTCATAATCTTCCTCATCCAAAAACAATGGAGCGAATACATCTTGAACACCAAGCTTGGTAAATCCTCTTTTGACCAACCCAGGAATATCTTTCAAGCCAGCGGGAATAAAAAAGCCCTCATCGTCCCTGTCTTCAACAGCGCGACCCCAAAAAGACTCTCGCTCCTCACCGAGCATCTTGTCAGAAATAAGACCAATCTCTTTGGCCTCTTCTTCTGGCATAGCAAGATTACTTTCCCATGCCATTTTCATGGCCTCTAGCTTGCCCTGCTCTTTTATGATTTTATCGAAATCTCGAGCAGACTGCCTACGCTGGGACCACCGCATTTCAGGCGTTTTAAGAGTTTTAGAGCCAGCAGATGCCTTAATTAGTCGCGGCCCAAGAGCAGACCTAAACGCTCCTGCAATGCCCTGAACCTTAAACAACTCATCAGGCATATGGGACTTGGGCGCTTTTTCAATCAATGACTCTATTTCGTCATCGCTCTTGCCCGCCTCGATGGCCTCAGAAATGCCTCTCATGTACTTGCTTGGAGATTCAGCAAGCCATGTAGGCTCATCGGATATAAATTCCCGAAATCGATCTATAGACGGAGCATCTGGCATTGGAAGTGATCTGTGACGAGGAAACTGGTCCACTGCCCAAAGTTTTTCATCGAGCATCTTGGTTAGCTCATCATCGCTTGCGCCAGGATGTTGAAACTTAAGTGCTTCTCGTACCTGCTCGCTGATATCCACAAGAGCAGAGTGAACATCATAAGATGTGTACGTTGTTCCGGCTGACCTCATCTCGCCAGACATAGGCTCTTCGATAGAGGCGGCCTGCTCTTTTGTTATGTCACTGAAGAGGTTTTCGCTTTCTGGTGAAAACAGTTCTTCTTTGTCAGAAAAGTCAAACTCATCAAAATCGAAGTTTTTGAATGACTCAAGAAGTACAGCGTCGTCTTCCATGTTTTCTGGTTCAGCCATGAGAGCCCCTCAAAATCTATATAACAACCCTATTGCGCCGTCTTTCCAGTGTCTTTTGTAGCATCAGAAACGGGTGGAGTTCCAGTGTCTTTTTGCGCTCTCATATAGTTCTGAACTTCCTCTTCAACCATCCTCTGTGCTTTTTCTTCAGTTATTTGAGGATCGGCCATGATGTCATCGTAAGCGCTTTTAGCAACGTAGTATAGGCCGCCACCCTTCACAAGGTAGGGGAAAGATCCGGCCACATAGGAGGAAAATGGCCCGATACCTTGCGCTATTGAACTAAGAATTGGTGCGCCCGCAGCGGCGGCAGCACCTACAAAAGCACCACCAGCGGCAATTGGAACACCAATCTCTGCAGTCTTTTCATGCTGCAAAAACGCATCGCGCTTTTCAGCAAAAGCGGCACTACCCCTTTGCGCTCTGGTCGCCTTCCTTAAAATATCTTCCCTTTCAAATGAGTCTTTTGCTTTAGAGAATTGACTTTCATAGACCGTACCTTCCAAAAACTTAGGAAGAGTTTCAGAGTCAGCAAGTGATCTCAAATCCTCATTGGTAATTAGGCTCAAACTGATATTCTCTGGAAGTTGTCTCTTTGGTGCTTGGGTGGCAGTAGGCTCCTTTTGTGAGGAGTACAGCGAAGCCCCTTCCCATCTTGGGTCATTAATTTGAAACGGCCCTGCATCACCAAGATCAGCCGAGTACTCAATCCCAAGATCATCTCGAACCTGATTAGATCCAGCAGAGGCAACACCTAGATCGCTTCCGCCGCCACCACCGCCGCCGCCGCCAGCAAGCCCCTGTTGAACAATGCGGTCGTCCTCTGCTGATTGTAGTTCAGCTTGGGTTTTAGGGTCTACGGGATCACCGAACAAATCGTCAAGCGCTGCCCTTTCCTCAGCCTCAGTTGCCCCAGTCGTTGCCATTTTATTGCTCCTCAATCAATGGGCCTTGCCCGTAGTCAGGTTCGAGCATCTCAGGCTTAACGAGTTCTCTAAGCTTGAAATCAAACACATCAGAATTTCTTGTCTGTGGATTGATTAGATTTTGTTGTACAGATTCAACAAGAGACCGCTCAAGGCCGCCCCAAGTGCTTTCAGGCCTCTGCACAACGTCGTTATATAGCTGAGTAACTTGGCCATAGTATGAACCCGAATCGCCAGCGTCTTTAGAGTCAATCGCAGACTTAAGCCTGTCTCCAAGATCCGTTCCAATCATGGTTTGCTCTCTCTCTGGAGGAACCAATGGAATTTCTCTTCGTGTGTAATCGAAAGTTAGGCCCTGCAAAATTGAGTTTGTAACAGCGTCTTTTTGTTCTTCTGTTTTATTTGGGTCCGTCAACACTGACTCTGCTTTCTCAAGTGCTGATTTGAGAGAAACTTCTTGGCTTCGGCCCTTGTGGCTCATCGTAATCTTTTCAGTCAAATTCGATGGGTCTAGAATCCCTGATCCACCAACCTCAACAGGCTTAATAGCGTTAGCCATTTCGATAAGCTTTTGGCGGGCCATCTGCTTTGCTGTTTCTGGCGCATAAGGCGTCGTTGGGCCGAACATTTCCTTAAGCTCATTTACCGAGTTTTGAAGGTAGTCTACTCCACTCATGTACTTCTTAGTGGGATCATCAAGCTGCTCTTGGAATGGAGTTGGTGGGCCAGCCCTGCCTACATCGCCAGTATCCAGAAACCTCTTCGCATACTCTGGGTCTGCTTGGTACAAATCCCCGATTCCACGGACATATTCGGCCACCGGGCTTGGGGTAAGCTTCGAGCCAACAGGACGTAGGGCCATGTTGCCCATCCCTCCCCTCATCAGCCAATCGAACTCTTTTCTGGATGCAGCCGTTTCTTGCTTTGCAAGCTCCAACTCACCTCTGAGGCGAGCAATCTCATTATCGATAGTCTCAGCCGTAGTTCTAATGTCAGAGACTGTAGACCCGCCAAGAGCGCCGGGGCCGCCCATTGATTTAATAATCGATCCAGGGTCAAACCTTCCGCCACCGTATCCAACGACTGCAGCCAACTGATCTTGGGTAAGACCAAGGGCTTTGTCGCTGTACTTCATAGTCAAAGAGTTGACCATGTCTGAGCCACTGCCATAGTTCACGTTGGTATTAAGAGAAACAGTTCTCGCCAGACGATGAATCAAAGCGTTTTTCATAAGGCGACCGCGATCACCTTCACCCGTATTCATCTTCATAATTTGGCCGAGCATGTCTGCGGCAACTCTATCAACCTCGGTCTGGGTGTTTGCCTGATTAGCAGCGTCGTTAAAAACCATATCAAGCTGAGTAAACGCTGACTTGGTTGCTGGGTGCGTCAGAAGAGCGTTGCCGCTGATGTTAGGCGGAACCTTACCAATGTTAGGCGCAATCCTGTCTGGCATAGAAGTAATTACTGCTCTAGCGTCACCTACTGGTCCAGCATTTTCGAATTCAATCAACCGATCCGCTTGTTGTTTTTTAATGCCAGCAGAAGCAGTAATTTTGGTCTTGGCCAAATCATTCCTAGAGTCGATGTCTTTTTGAATCAACTCCATCGTCTTCATAAGAAGTTCTTGATTGCCCTCTTGCTTCGCCTTGATCATGTCTGTCTTCAGCTTGGTCAGCTTATAGATACGATCATTTAGGTCTTTCTCGACCGCCCTGCGCGTCTCAGGTGAAGCCATTTTCAACCTGGCCTTCCAGATCGCCATGTTCATCTCAGCGCGACCAAGGTGACCGGCCCAGTATGCCTTAAATGCGGACTGACCAGAATCAAAAGATGGGTCGAACATTACTGCTGTTTTTACTCTATAGCCCATCAAAAACCCCTTTTATTACGAGTAGTTAGCGAGAATATGCCAACCAAATCCAGAAGAAACGCAGACCAAGCATCCGCGAGCAGGAATAGATACTGACGTAACATCATCTATCGTATCATTAGCGGAAGCCATAAGCTCACAAGTAAATTGCTCATTACTGTCTGATCTTTTCACAATGTAAATGTAGTTTTTCTTAGATATAGCTTCTGGAAGATTAATACAGATGTTTTTCTTTGCAGCGCTTGCAATGATTATCGGGCTTGAATTCAAAACGTGATTATCGAACACACGTCTCACTTGAACCAAAAATGGATTCAATGACCCAATAGCAGATTTAGGTATTTGCACGTTGCCGGTAAAATTCCAATTACCGTTAAGATTGCAATGATTTGCTTCGATTGATTTTGACTTTATCTGTGACCTGCCGACAGAGTCGGGCGGCAGCCTAAAGCTACGGAAAGCATTTCTCATCAAATTGAGAAACATCGGGTCATCAAATAGCCTTCTAAAATCCGCCATTTGATTTACCTACTTTGTTGTTTGATTTAGGTACTCTTTACCGTACTTGTTCCAAGCGTTCTTGAAAGCAGAACTGGTTGTGTTCCCGGCTGGGTCGAGCCTATCGTTTGGTGTACCCTTTCCAAGGTCTGGATAAGACTTTAGAGCCCAAGCCCTAAAACTATTACCCTCAGCCTTCGATTTCCCGGTCCAGTATTCTTCAGCAGGCTTCCACTCAACCTTAGGCTCAACCTTAGTTATTGTAACCGGAGGAGGAGCCTTTGCTGGTGCTCTTTCCCGCGCGAGTTGCGCAGTCCTTTCGCGGCCATGTATGTCAATGACCTTAGCTAGCGCTGCAGCCTTTTGCTTTTTGTTCAAGCCTTTAGTTGATTCGAGGGCCTGAGCAATAATGTGGTCTGGTACGTTCTTAGAGCGCAAGTAGTCCACTTCGTTCATGTAGTCCTTGGCGGGCGCGTACTTCATGATCTGGCCCATGACTTCGGCCAAGTTGCCAGTAAACTTAGCAAAAGGCTCGTAGTGCGTCTTCTTCTCGGATTCAGAGATAAAGTGCAACAGCGCAGCTTCATCATCTTCGAATTCATCAACTGCTTTCTCAACAAGATCAGCCTTTTTGAGTTGAGCAACTGCTGCTGCTTGAGGAACTACGTCTACAGCCGCCTTTTCAGATTCGAGCAGATCTCTAGAGCTTATTCTGCCTTGACTCGAGGCAATGGCTTTTTGGGCCCGAAGAGCGGACTCTGCAGCAGCTTGTTTTGCTGGCGCAACGATTCCTGCCTCAATGGCTTCCATATCAGCATCACTGGGCAGCCTTGGGCCTGCAGCCAGTCTACTTTTGGCCTCTGCCTCCATCTTAGCAGCCGACGCCCTTCCAAGAGCGTACTGGACACCTTCAGCGCCAAGAGAGAACAGTCCACCGAAGATCGCCTGATTTCTTTGACCCTGCATTTGCATGGCTTTCAGGTTCGGGTCTTCCGTATAGTCTGAAGGAACATAGGCGAGCTTATACCCTGAAGCGGGTTGTCCTGCTGCGGTTTGAAGCTGACCTGGCTTCAGTGTCTCATACTCACGACTTTCACCGAGAATAGTGTTTGCTGTTTGAGCATCAATAAGTGGATCGTCGTAAATTCCCATCGTTACCTCAAACTGTTCCAAATGTTCTATCATGCCATGCGTCATGCCTTCCGCCAGACCCTACGTTCTGTACGGGGCCCATGCTTCCTGACAAAATTAAATCATCAGAACCGCCTAGCTTCATACCCTTAGCCTTTGCCAAAGCAGTCGCCTGGGCTTTGTCTTCTGCGGATTTTGTTCTGAGTACTTTTTTCCTGTAATGTGCTGCCGCCCGCCGTCGGCCTTCGGCTCTTCCAGCCTTAGCGCCCTTGCTTTTGCCGGTAAAAAATCCGATAGCGCCACCAGCAACAGCGCCAACAACCCCGCCAACTGGCCCACCAAGGACTGATCCAGCTAGAGCGCCAAGCCCGGCGCCCTGAGTCAATCCCTGTGAGGCTCCCGCAGAGGCTCCAGCAGACTCATAGCTATCTACTTGCTGGCCGTATCCCATAAGCAACAATTCCTTTAATCAGTACACTACGTAACATACCAGAAAACACTCGACACAGCATGCTAGTCTCGATCAAATTTAATAACTAACGTCATCGATAGTTGATGGAACAGTGTCGATTGGAGCAGTTTCATCACTTTCATAAATCCTTTCGTCTCCGCCAATATCCTCCTCGATAGTGTTGTATTCTTCATCTTCAGAAGATTCAATTGTAATGTCATAGTCGCCGTCATTATATACGAAATCAGCAACCATTGACCGGGCTAAAACATATATATGCTTTTGCTGGTAAACTCTGGCCTTACTGCTTCCAGAATGTTCATAAGCGTTACCCATCATAAAAGCAGTGTAGTGTTTATTGGGCTTTATACATATCCCAATGTCATGTACTCCCTCATCCAGATATTGCCTGTAAACAACGCTGTATTGATGCCTTGAGAGCATAGTTTGAAGGATATGACCACCAAAACAGTTTTGTCCTGTCTGATCAATGGACCTAACTTGGCCCGCCTTTATGTATCTGGCCGTGCTGCCAATTGCTTTGTTGTTTACAAATAATTTTGTGATTGCAGCAGTTGTATATTCAAGCCCATATTTAGTTTTATCAGTAGGGTGTTTGGGCGCTGGGGTCTCTGATTTTGCAATCCATTTATACTCTGCTTTAGCTCTCGCTGCCCCTCCGGTTTCAAACGCATAAAAGGAACACCTAAAATGCACGAATCCAGGTTTTGCAACCTTGATCCTTGTACACAAGCCAGGGATAGCAACATATCTTCGACCAACTGTCGCGGTAGAAAAATAAACACCTTGAGAATAATCATTTTCTGTTCTTCTAAAGTGAACCTGACTACTTACTGCCTCCATTCGTGGTGACGGTGAACCAAACAAGTCTGGCTTATATATGTTTTTCGTTTCTAATGCTTTACCTTCATCGAAGTTAAAATCATGGATACTATCAATATCGTAATTAAGAAAACGTTGAACTAACGACAATCTTTGCTTCAACACTGTAGCCGATATTTCTGATCCAGACGGTATATGTGGCCAAGTGATCATAAAACTACCTATTTATCTTTTGCACATAAAAATTAATATCATGAATTTCAACACCGGGTAAAACTTCAAATATATGCGGCTTGTCTTCTATAAGCGTAGCAAGGTCTGATCTAGAATAATTGCTAAACATGTGATTGAAATAAAGATACCAATCAAAGTTAAACGTAGCGTTGTTGCCATCCTCAAAATGTTTACGAACAAAAGAAGACTCATCGTTGTTCCAAATCATCTCTGGAGTAACGACATCAATCAAAGTGACAGGAACACTTACATTCGATCTTAAGTCTCCATCATATCCAGTCACCGCGTCGTAGTAGCCTTTTCTTCCTCCATGACTAGCAAAAAGCCTACTCAATGCAACACTTGCTCTATCAACATATTTATTGTTTGCGTATGGGTTCACGTCAGACCACTGGCTAAGTTTTTTAGATATACCTTCTGGAGCAGTGCCAACCGATCCATCGTCTACATTTATAGTTCGTTCGTGTCGGTATAAGTAAAAAAACATTGGAGACCGAGCAAGCTCTCGAATAGGGTAAGGAAGCGGGGGGTCTTCTTCGTGGCCATAATATTCTGCCCAGCCATCTGGGTAGCCCCCATGAGGGCTATTTTCATCAGCACCCATATATGATGCATTCCACTCAACACGAAAACTACACCTAACGATCATTGCGGCAGTTTTATTTAGCTCCCATGTCGCACTGATTCTCGCAGTCCCGTCGTCCATTCCCCCCCTTGCTTTTGAAAAAAGAGGGACTACGACTCCACTACTAATAAAAGAATTGTGAACATCAATTGCCCCATTGTGGGGAAATTTCTGTTCAGCGAAGCCGGAACTATAGAAATATGATTGTCCTGGTTTTTTTCCAGGGTCTGCCCAAGTAGAGCTTTTGATTACTCTTCTATCTAACCCCTCCTCTCTAATATTCGATGCATCTAAATTACCATCTACTTTGGTCCATTCTGCATCAATTTTTTCTATGTCTGAGGTGTTGGTTTTGTCTCCCTCTACAAAAATTTTAGGACTAATAATAGGCACTTTATCTCTTCCTGTGAGTAACAATAAGTCTGCTGGTAATGCTACAGTTTCTTTTTAGAAAAATATTTTGATTTCCAATCTCTGTGGTTGTGGCCTCCGGATCCCTAGCGGCCGCATCAATCATTTTATCAGTGCCTGGAGAGTACCAAACAAAACGAACCTCGAGTTTGACCACGTTTCGACCGGAGCTAATCGGCAGGGCTCCGCACAAATAAACGGGTTGTTGTTGATACTCATTTCCTATCGGGCCAGTCTGACAAACTGTAAAACCATTACAAACTACTCGATATTGTATGCAGTGAACATAGGCGTTCCAAAATTGGAATCTGGCTCCTTTTGGTCGATAGTATCCATAATCAACTTGATAATCGACTGAGCCTCTTACATATTCAGAATGATAAGGCGGTTTCCAGGTATGGTTAGCACTAAGGTCAACCATAATCATCCCGTCTTCTTCAGCATCGAAAACGACTATTGGTAAATGATTTGGCCTATACTGCGGGTAAGGGTAGTTATCTCCATCACGATCTCTTTCACCATCACATTCAGATATCCAACCACCCGTTGACATATCAAATTCAAAACCCGAATGTTTATTTCCAAATTTACTGCCCGGCACCCCGCCGCCGTAGTAGTCCGAATCGGGATTACCGAAGTCAGTAGCCTTATAGTTATTTATTCCATCAGAGTGATAAACTCTGTTGAAAGAATATTGAGAAAAACTGTCTTGCCCAAACATCTTTTGATACAAATTGTCATTATCTAAGTTGCCATTAATCTCACCAAGATATTCTTGCTGATTCAATCTAAAATCAGATGGCTCAATAATGTCCCCAGTTTCAAACCATTCTTGAGGGTATTTCCAAGCCATTTTATCTCCGATCCGGCGAAAGAGCCTCATTAAGCGCCTTGATGTTGCGCTGCTCTCCAATCTTTGTTTCTAAATCATAACCGATAAGTTCCATCCGCCTTCTTTCCGAAGTAAATGTCACCTTAAACTCTCTACATGGACCGCGAGAAGCAGTGCTAACGTCAAACCGTACAACCGTTGGTCTATGTGTAGCCCATTCGTCTTCACCCCATATTGCGCTACCATATACTGGAAAACGCTCATTAGGGTCTTGCTGGTCGGCTCCCTGTGATATGCTTCTAATTGGGTTGTGCGATCTATTTACTTCATAGTTAATCTGAATATCATTGTCACCCATGCCAACACAGTAGGCCATTACATGACACGGCTGAACAGTGGCAAAATAATTACCAAAAGGAATATGATTAGTTGAATATGTAGGAGTAATTGCTGTTCTTCCTTTTTTACTAAAACCTCTTGAGTAAACACATAGGCCTGTTTTGAATTCTGAACTAGGCACATCACTATCTGCATTTATGTTAGAGCCGAAATACAAATATCCCCTGTGATCCCTTGTTGTTATGGCGCACTTAATCGGAAAATTATCTCTAATGCTCCAAGCGCCAATTTCGTAATGATAAACCAAAACTCTAGTGTTTTCTCTGGAGCCATCTATTGGGACAGCAAGCCAATATTCTTTGTCTTTTAAATACACGACACCAACAGCATTGATGGCCGTTGCCTTCGTGATTCTCTCAATTTGGTTTGGAATAGTTGTAGATATATCAACTACTGCGGTAACGGTTCCAGAGTTTTCTAGAGCGCCTTCAAGAAGCATTACTCCTTTTTCAGAAAGAAATGCCATGCCAAGCCCAGGTATTTCTTTCAGAGATGCTGGGGCAACGCAACCAACATCTTTGTTCAAAGTATGAGCAAAAAAGCCGCCAGACGGATCGCCTTTAATTAAATAAATACCTCTTGTTTTGAACACAATCAAAGCATTTTTAGTCGCTCTAATGCCCGTAATTTCGCCACCATCTTCATCTCCGACATGAATCTCATTCCTTGATGGGAAAACCTCTGGAAAAAGTGCAGCAGAATAATGAATAGTGTTTGCCGAAGATCCTGCAGCAAACATTGTGTTCTTAAATGTAGCAAGAAACTTTGTTCCAATTGGATAGTTGCCAAGCTCATTTTCATTCAATATTGATCCCAAGGAGCTATCTGGGTGATGATCAATAAACGTTGAAGTCATGTTGTCTTGAACTTCATGCAAGAAGTAATAGACGGCTGATGCGCCCCTTTCTATTGCGTCACCATCTGAATTAAACAACTGCCGAGTTCTATATATCTTTCTGGCTACGCACTCTGGTGGACCAATCGGAATATCGACAGAAACCATGCACTTGCCGTGCAGACCAGAAGATTTGTTTCCACTACCATTATGGGTAACAACCGTGTTGCTTGGGTCAGAAGGCATAGATTCCTGACCACGGTCGTTCACATAAGTAACGCGGTATTGCCATCCCACTTTTCTGTTATCATGTTGTTCCTTGTTTCGAAGGTCAGACCACATCTTTCTGGAGTCTCCCTCAGGCCGACCTTCACCGTAAATACCAGGAGTCTCAGAACCAGGATCACCCCCGTACGCTCTGTATGATCCTGCGGCATACTCAGAGTACCCGCGAGGCCCCATACCAGAGTAGGTAAGCTCTCTCCATCTTCCATACTTAGACCTTGCGCCGTCTTTTTGAGGGTAACCATGTCCCTTGACCCGAGTGTTACCGGCGTCCCAAGGTGCAGCGCTTGCTGTTGGAGGCGGAGGCGGAGTAGTAAAGCCTGCAATTTCTACATATTCACCATTGAAAACAATCGGAGAATTATACCCATTTACAAGGTATAACCTTCCGCCCCAAGTTTCGGATTGAGTTGTGATTCCAACTTCGACAGGAATTCTATCATCTACACTTTTGAATGGAACATGTGTACTTCCAACCGGGTATTTCTCAGGTGCATATGTTTTAAGCGTTCTCCACGGAGCCTTGCCTGTGTGTTCACTGTAATCTGTGCTGTTTACCAGCGTTCCATCGAAACACTTTAACTTTAATCTAGAATCACTTCTGATCGCTCCACGAGTTGTTTGAGATTCCCAAATTGTCCATTGTCGAGCACCGTTGTGTTGTGAAAACCAATGCAAAGAATGAATTGGATAATGATGATAATATTCTTCAATTGTTCCTCTATCGTCAGTCTCATGAGGAGGTTCAGGGTTGGGGTCTTCGTATGAATCATCATCTTCTTTTATCTCTTCGTCACCGTCTTCTTTTATCTCTTCGTCACCGTCTTCTTTTGGCTCATCTACTCCTTCCCACCTTGGATCGCCGCCTCCATTGGTGTCGTTTTCATCTGGTTTATCGTCTTCACCATAATCATCAGAATCAGTTGGGGGGGTGTACTCTTCGTCTACTTCATACTCATGCTTTGGGGCCCAAACCTGATCGTATCCTCCAGAATCTTTCCAAGAGTCTTTCCCGCTCCAGGTCATGTCTACGATCAACGATGCGCTGTTTACTTCAGCAATCCATCGCTCATCCATTCCACGAAGTCTAAATACATTGAAAGTTTGACTGTTCATGACAAGCCTTAAATCTTAGTTGGTGTTCCCCAGCGCTCACCAGAAGAAAAGCGAGCATCAAATCCACGACGAATGTACTGCCTTGCGGGGGATGACAGGTATTTTTGCCTCATTCGATCAAGGAGTTGCTGGGCTTTGCGCTCATACAGTTGTGACTGTGTTGTCATTCCATGCTGCATACAGATGTCTGAAAGAGACAAGTAAACCAGCAAGTGATGGTACTGTGGAGGCCAGTTGGGGTAATCGTTATCGCTAACCATGCGCCTTGGCTTCGCGAGGTATCGAACCTGAATTTTCATATCATCAGAAGGTGGACGATATACTCGAATCCATTGCCTTGGGCCGTGTTCATCGAGCCGAATTAGCTTGTACTTATCACCACCGTGGTAAGTGAATTTAGAAACAATGTCTTGGCTGTCTGGAGCACCAGTAAGCGCAGCAGCGAAAAATGGAGAGTCGCTAAAAGATCCAAAGTCTCCCTTTGTGCTTCCCTGGTCCCAAAAGTTGTGTTCTTTGTCGTCGTTTTTAACTTTAGCGCTCTTACTATCTACACCATATTCCTGACTCTCTACACGACTAGTTCCGCCAACCTCAGTTAGGTCCACAACGTGCAACCAGGGGCCAGAGCCTGTGTTTACATTTGCTCCGTTTTTCTTTTTTGGGTCTGGAGCCAGCCTTCTATAAAGCCTCTTTATTCTGCCAGTTTCACCATCTTTACCATACGAAGATGATGTGTCTTCTAAACCATAGACCCTGATTGCGTATCCAGACTGCCCAGCTATCTCTGCAACTGGCGACGGTGGAGACTCTCCTCCAGCATACAAGAACGTATAGCAGTATTGATATGTTTGCCCTGTGCTAAACATTCCTTTGATACTGTCGTCTATCTGCAGTAGTGGGGCAACAGAGGGGGCCTCAAGATGCATCCATTCATCTTCAACTGCCACCATTGGGTCTCCAGAAGAATCTCTATCTAAAAATAGATACTCTTCTTTCTTTGAGTCTATAAAGACTAAGCGACCTTTGTCTGGAGATGTTTTCTTGGTTGTGGTTGAAGTACCACCAACAACGCTGTGAGCGGGCACGCTCGCGCCTCGATCCATAAAAGATAGAACTTCTGCACAGTCTTTCGGTAGCGGAAAACGCCTGAACTCTATTTTCCAATCTGTCGTGATGGTTTTATCGTCTACAGATCTCGTTCCAGCGGCGACATCTGCATCATTGACTGCAGCAAACAAGTCTTCAGACATCTCTGATTCAATAACGATATACGAGTTTGTTGTATCAATATAATATGGCGAAGGATTTGTCTTACCGGAAGTAACGGTAGCAACACTCATGTGCTCGTGTTCACTGCCAGTTCCTCCAATGCCCAATGGTGTTCCTCCGTCATCCGTACCGGAGGATACATAGTTCTTGGCTGTCTCTAGGCCAGGAATAGATCCACTCGGCCCGCTTGGATCCCACCTTCCAATTACCGCTCTAGTAATAAGAAAGTCTTGCCCAAATCCTCCAGCACCCTGAGGGGTTGTTTTATAGGAACTAGCTGATGGCGTAGATGCAGCAGCGTTTTCACGAGTTTGAAGATCTAATACCAAGTGCTGGCCTTCCATTTCTGTGGTCACAACAGCTTGTGAATCACCTTTAAATTTTAACCTTCGTGAAACACTTGGAATGTCTGTTTCACCACGACTACCAACAAAAACTTGAAGTCTGTTATCTGCAGACCCAGAAATATCGGGGCGAAGAATGATATCTTCAGTCTTCTGCATGAACTTCCAGGGATACTGACCTGAAACCTGCAGGTAATGGCGATTAACGACCCGAACGACTTGGTCCGTATAGGCCTTGATATCGGGGTTGTAATCGAGCGCTGAGTTGATCTCTTGTACAATCTCTTTGAGATTCATTGTTGACCCCTAAAAAAGAAAACGGCTGCTGAAGTAGTATACCCCAGCAGCCGAGAATGGACCGAGGTCCGGTAGCGATTCTTATATCAACCGAACATGCCGTGATCATAGATCATGATCGCGCCGTCAGCGTTACCAGAAGTAAAGGCGTCAATACAAATACCAATCGGCTTTACTTTTGTGGTAAAAGCAACTGTACCATCAGCAGTACCGCCGATCGTCTGAATGCGACCATCGACACCAGTGTCGTGCCCGACCGGATCCCAGATGTCGATATTTGCAGCAGCCGTGGACATATTGTTGTATCCAGCGACCTGAACCTTTACAGGCTTACCAGTAGTGACAGTCTCTACTGCAATGCCAACTGCGCGCTGTGAATCGTCAGCGATTGCAACTGAACCATCAGTGATGGTAACGCTTAGACCGATCCCATACGTTGTTGACGAAGAAAAGCAAACAACGTCACCCTTAGTGATTGCACCATCCGCCCAAAGGGTCACAAACTTCTTGGGGTAATTTACGACGCCATTAACGCCATCAATCTTATGTACTGCCATTTTGTCCTCCTACTCTCGAGACATTGGCTGTTAAGTAGGGTGGAGATCACAACGACCCCCACCCAAATGAAATCCTAGAACGTGTCCAGGTTAACTGCAAGACCTGAAGAACCGAGGTGCTTCGCGATCAACTGACCACGGACGCGCATCTTGGCAGCACGAACATCGTACTCACCAGACACAGTCTCGAAGTCACCCAGATCGAAGTAGCCCTTCGGATCCCACAGGGTGTAGATGTCGTCCATGTTCAGCATGTAGAAAGAAGCTTCAGTTGTAGCAGAAGTCTTTCCAGTGATGTTGGGCATGTTGTACTCGACATCGATTGGCACACCGTCCCAAGTTTGAGACACGCGACCACCATCAAGCTTGGCAGTATCGATGTAGCGCTCAGAAGCCGACAGGGCACGCTTCAGGTTCTTGAATCCACTGCGGGAAGCAAGAATCACGTTGGGCGGGCCAGAAGGCGACACAGCGTTGATCTCGACCATAAGGTCGTACAAGCCAGCAAGACCGTTCGAGTTGAACGAGTCAGAGCCATCAAAGTACTGGTTGTTCCAACCAGTCTTGGCTGCATAGGTGTTCTTCGCAACACCACCAGGGGTGTTGTTCTGTGAACCAGTGATGGGCGCAGAAGCCTCAAGGAATCCACCAGCGAAACCATCTGTAGGGGTTCCACTATCGAAGTCGATGCCGTTGAGGTGGTTCCAGTCTTCCCATCCAGCCTGGTTACCTTGAACCATTTGCTTGACGTACTCACGCTTGAGAGCGTTTGCAGTCATCTTGACGCGGCTTTCGAGGATAGAGAGGATTGCTGCATCGCCTTGGTTGACAAGCTCTTCTTCAGAAGAAATCGCAACAGGACGAACAACGTGTGCCCAGTCGTATTGAGCAGGCAAGAACACGTCTTCGACACTAAGGTCGATGCGCTCGTAACCTGTTTGCATACGAGTAGTCTTAGAGTGCTCACCGAAACCAAGCGGGACAACGATCTTCGTTCCTCCAGCTTGTGTCGGGTTGCCCTGACCGTGTACGCGGGTTGCTGCATCCAAAAATGCAGTGCTTTCGTGGACGTTATCGCGCCACTCCTTCATCACGATGTGCATCGTGGTCGAGAGTAGTTCGTTACCAATGGTAAGATCGGTAGTAGCCATGTTTTTCTATTGCTCCAATGGAGAGTGTTTAACGGAGTGATTGGGAGAGTTTTCGGGCTGCTTCGGGGTTTGCCTTTAGCCAGTTCGCGATTGCAAACGCACCCTGCTTCTTGACATCGGGAGGAATCTCTCCATTGGAGGGATTACCACCCGAAACAGCACGACCAACACGCCGTGCAGACTGTTGGCGAGCACGTTGCTCCTTCAGGACTCGAGCTTGCTGCTGTGCCTGAATGCGTTGTGCCTTCACCAATTGATATGCATCTTGAGTAGTTACCGGAGTTCCGGCATCAGCGCGACTACGGACAAGCCCCGCAACTTCCTTCTTGAACCCAGGATCTTTCATCTCTGGATGTGCAGAAAGAAAATCAAGATATGCATTTTCTCTAGACTTGATATCAGCAGCAGCCTTCATTGGTTGAAGGATTGTCTGCATACCCTTTGCAATACCCTGCTGAATTCGGGCCTCGATGCCCTCTTGGGTATAAACGTCAGGCATTTCACCTTGTGGCTCTTGAAGAATCGCCTGAACTTCAGGGTTCTCTACAAGAGAAGCGAACTCAGCCTGCTGCTTTGCAAAATCACGCTCTGACTCGGCAAGACGACGCTCACGGGCCTCGATCTTAGCCATAAGGTTCTGCATCTCAGTGCCGTGCTTCTTCTCTTGAAGCTTACGGTCAACACGGAAGTTGTGCAGAATGCGTCGAGCCACCGGAGGCAAGTCTTTCAGATGGCTTTCATCGATCTTGTCGTAAAAGCCGTCATGCTCAAGCTCTTCAATATCATTAAGCGCCAAATCAAGAGCACTAAAGCTTGAATGCGGTTCTGACTCATCAGACTTAAACGAGGGCTCAGCACCACCAGATGGCGCGTCATCAAAGGATGGCTGAGAATCATCAACCGCAGCAGAGGCGTGAACCTCTGGAGCTTGGTCCAGATCACCTTGGTTTTCAGCAAACGCCTGAGTAGCCCCCAACGGAGCCTCAGCATCCTCATTATTTTGATTTATTTCATCCACAATGATCTCCAACCATCGTTAATATTTATATTACCACTCTACAATAACTGCGTGCAACATTATGCCATATTTGCTGCAAGGGCCTGCTCGTCTTCATCGAACATTCCCGGCTCAGGAGGCATGGCGCCTTGGTTTTCCATGTCCATTTCTGCGCCAGCAAGAGGCTCCTGCATTGCCTCAATAAGTTTTTTGTCCTTGCCCATTTTCTTCAGGTTTGCTGTGGCTTTTCGAAGTTCTGGATCAGAGGTAAGGCCCTGAAGATCCATCCCATATTTATCGTAAAACTCTCCGCCACCGACCATCTTCAAGGACTCGTCTAGGGCAACAAGTGGTACATAAATATCTGAAGGAAGAGGCTGGTCCCAATTCTTTCCACCTTCCGGGTCTTCCCACACAAGGTCGGGAATATCCTCTCCAGCAAACGCGTCGATGGTGCTATTGAACTCATCGATAAGCGTTCCAATTGCCTTTACAGAGAATGGTTTCTCTGGCATTGGAGCCATTTCGCTTGTAATATCTTGCTGAAGGGCCGCCTCTTCTTGCTCTAGCGCTGCAATGTCGTCTGGCGTTGGGGCCCCAGCTTCATCCATGGGCATTGCCCCTGGGTCTTCAGCCATCATGCCCTCGTCAGCATAAGCGTCTGGATTTGCGGCCATCGCCTCATCGTATCCGGGTTCGCCGGGGTATGGGAGAGACTTTCCTGTTCTTGGATCAGTAGGCATTTAAGACTCCTTTTAGTAGATTAAAATCTACCTTGATCTTGCGCACGTCGATATTCTTTAAACTCTGGTGCATTATCTAATCTATCAACATAATCGTTGTATTCTTTTTCTTCACGTTCTCTTCTATTTGTTTGGTCAGAGAAAAGCTTTTCTTCATCAAAATCACCATCTACTGGTGTCAACCCACGTTCCTTGCATATTTTCCTACGGTGCGCTTTGCTTTGAAGCATAACACCAAGTCCTCGATCATAGTAAGGAAAACGCTCGCTCCATCTGTCTATTTGAACAGACGGCTTCCACGAGCAATCCATAGCCTTACATTCGGGGCACTCAAAAGCATCATCAACAGATTGGCCTTTGCTGTGGTCAATAATTTCATCAAAAACGTGATCGCACTCATTGCATTTAAATTGATGCATAGACAAGCCACGCTTTTCGCTTGAATATTCTGGAGTTATAAATTTAGCATCAGAGTTTTGATGCTTAGATACGCTGAACTTATACTTAGCGGTCCCCTGGCACGATTCACAATTGATTTCATTTGGACGAGAAGACGCCCTAAAGATCTTATCTTTCGTCCAGTCACACGAATCACATATATAATTATACAGGGGCAACAGGCTCTCCTGGGGGCTGAAGAAGTGATGCAATCATCTCAGCTTGTTGTTCTGGGGGCAAGGCTTCCATCTCTGTTAGTACCTGCTGCATTTCTGGATCATCAGCAAACATATCGCGAAGCGCGAGTATGGCCTGATCTGGAGGTAAGTCTAACAAACCTTGAAGTTGTTGTGGTATTTGATTTACATCTGGTGGCGGAAGTGGCTCCATCGGGGCCTCAGGTGCGCCAGGGATTTGGCCTTCTGGAGCCTCAGTCGCCGCAACCATGGCCTCCTGATCCTGTCCCTCTGCTTCCATCTCTTCCTGTTCCTCTGCGATTCTTGCCTCAATCTCATCTGGGTGCAAATCCTTTGGAAGATGGAACTTTTCAGCGATTGCCTTCATATATGCACGAGCCATTACCGATTGAGGACCACCCTCTTGAACCGCAGCCCAAAGCGCAGAATAAGACTCGAGGAGACCAAGAAGGTTTTGCTGCTTGGTGGCCTCATCCATTGGAGCCCCACCGCCCTCAATAAACGTAATGTCGAACTCTGCATCCAAGTCTTCAACTGAAATATCAACGAATTCCCTACGATCACGAAGCTTCAGAATTTCAGGCTCAATCTTCTCTGGCTCTTGAAGGTCTTCAGTAAACTCGTCAATCTGATCTTCGTTGATGTAAGGCTCTTGCTCCGCATCCTCTTGCTGTTCTTCAGCAGCCTCGATCTGGCCTTCACCATCAATTCCTGGCGAATCCTCACCGCCCTCTTCTTCCAGAGAAACGGCGCCAACCTCACCAAGCGCAACATCTTGGTTTTCAAATGCTCCAGCAGAGTCTCCAAGGTCTTGCATTGAAGCAATCAGAGCGCGAATAACAACCTTACAAAGGTGAGCGAGCCACTCATCTTTGATTGATGCATGCATCCCGAAATCAGACTCAGTGTACTGCTGTACGGCTTGAACCTCGAAGGCAGTAGCTTTAGTTACGATCCCTCGCGCTGATGGAGACATGCCGATGTTTCGCTCAAGATCATCCTGAACAATCGCCATGTATTGATCTACATTTGCGCTAATAGGAGAGTTTGGGAGACCAACAATCGCATCTGAAAGTGGTCGATCAAAGTCCTGATCAAGCTGAAGAATTAGGCCGTCATGGCCTTCAGTCAGATCAGTCAACTCGTCAGAGCCAAATGTTCCTTTACGGGTGATGAACTGCCTTGTGTCCTTTCGGGTCGCCATCGCCATAAATGACCGATAAGCGTTCAACTCTTGAATTTGAGGAAGGACTCGAGCCGAGTGAGCCAAGCCTCGAAGAGGAAACTCAGGCTCATGATTGAAAATCAGCGGGACAAGATGAGGCAGAGGCCTTCCGTCAACCTCAGCAAAAGGGAGGGGGCCAACCCA